ACGATGCTATAGGAAATACTTGGGCTGATGCGTCAGCACCTGCTGAACTTGTTATAGGTAGAAATAGTATACAAAGTAACGCTTATTTTAACGGTCATATTAATGACGTAGCTATATTTAGCGACGCGTTAACAAGTGGTGAAGTTTCTGCTATATATAATGAAGGAGCACCTAAAGATGAGTCTGATCACTCTGGTTTAGTAGCTTATTATACTATGGAAGCTTATGTTGATAATGACACAACTTTAGCTGACGATTCTGCTAATAACAACACTATAACAATAACTAACAGTACGAATATAGACAGTTCAGACACACCTTAATATGGCAAGAAAATACGTAATAATAACAAGTGAAGATATAAGTTCCGTAGATTTTTCTCAAGTACAAGAAACCTCTGCAAATACATTAAGATGGAATAATGACAATACAAAGACTTTTGTGAAGTTTGAGGGAAATACACCTAGCTTTTTAACAGATAAAACGCAATATACTTACAATCAAATGTTAGCTATTCTTAATGATGTAGATGGTGAGTGGTATATAGAAGACACTACTAGTATTTAAACAACATAGAAAAAATAAATATAGTAGTTTAATATTTATTTATTATATTTGAAAACTAATTTAAATTTTATAAAATGGCAATAACAGGGAAACTAAATTTCAAAGGTATTGAATTACCAGAAGCTTACATAAACATAAACAAAGTACAATGGAGTCAAAAAAGAGACGTTGTATTTTCTAAAAATGATAAAGGAGAAATATCTCAAGAACCTATTAAAATTATAGTAACAGAATATCAATGCAATGTATATGCAGATGAAGAAACTAGAAAAAATTCACCTGACCAGGTACTAGTAAATGTTTCTGGTAGACTTGAATTAAGTGAAAAGAAAAAAGATGGACATCTTTTAGAACAAGTTTACAATCATATGTTATCACAAGATAATTTTAAAGAGTGGAAAAAGTCTTAGAACAAATTCCTATATGGTTATCTGAATGGGAAGTAATAAATCAAAGAAATAGAAAAGAAACCATAGAGAATGTAGTTTGTAAAGGACATACAGTAAAAGACCTTTTAAACAATAAGGTGTTGATAAATAGAGTTTTACGTAAGCACAAACCGACTGGAAAAATAGATAAATTCAAAGTCGTTAACATAAAACTAATTTCTCAACATGGATACGGACCCAAAGAAACAGAATAATCAAGAAATAAAAAGGTACTTATTAGAGAATCCTAAACTACTAAATTCTAGATATTCTGAAACAGCAAAACTATTTAATACAACATACGAAGCTGTACGTAGTATAGCAAGACGTATAAGAAAACATTCTACTGAGCCAAAAGAAGTAGAAAAAAAATCATTTGTAGAACAAGAAAACACAGCTATAGTTACCTGTGAAGATTCTACTAGAGTAAAATCATTAGAACAATTACTAAAAGCTTGCGATGTAGATTTATCATACTGGGAAGTAGATAAATACGATATAGGAACATATGAAGTTACTGGTTTTGATAAAGAAAGAAAGCCAATAACTATAACAATGTTTAGAACAAAAGCCTGGCTTAAAAAAATTAATCCTTTATTAGACATAAACAGAATTAGAAAAGAACTCGTAGAAGATTTAAAATCTATACAAATTAATCATAAAAAAATTAATTATGATTTAGGATATAAAGACGATGATGAGCATTTGTTAGAAATAAGTGCTTTTGATTTACATTTAGGTAAAATAGGTATAGATGGGGATGAATATAGTTTAAAAATAGCAAGCGAAAGAATGATGAATGCTGTTGAACATTTACTTAAAAGAAGTAGCGGATACTACATAAATCAAATATTATTAATAGTAGGACATGATATGCTTAATGCAGACGGAGACTGGCCTGTACCTTCTACTACAAAAGGAACGCCACAATTTAACACAGACAAACATTTAACTATATATAGAGCAGCAAGAAAACTGTTAATTAGTGCTGTAAATTATTTAGCTGAGGTTGCGCCTGTTCATGTTATGGTAATACCAGGAAATCATGATAAAGAATCTATGATGCATATTGGAGATGCTTTAGAAATATATTATGAAAATAGTGAAGACGTTACCGTAGATAATGCTATGTGTCTAATGAAGGGATACCATTATGGAAAGTGTCTAGTTATATCTGACCATGGTGATGGTGCAAAAGTAAACGACTTACCAGGAATAGTATCCCAACGATATAGACAAATATGGTCACAAGTACGTCATGTAGAAGTACATCGTGGCCACTTACACACTAACAAATCTACTAAACTACAAGCAGTTGAAGAACTGCAAGGTTTGACTATACGCAATTTAAGCTCTTTATCAGCCACGGATGAGTGGCATGATGCTAAGGGCTACATTGGTAATATAAAGAAAGCCAGCGCTTTCGTATGGTCTAAATACAATGGATTACAAGCTAAGTTAAACTATAATGTTAAAATTTAGCTTTTACAAACTCTATTAGTTTGTTCATTTGTCTTCTATAAAACAAATCAAAATCCATTACTCTTGATACGCCATTGATGTCTATTTCTGATGGTTGTTCTTTTTCCCACCAGACATACAATGCGTTTCTTAATCTTTGAGATGGTGTTTTATTCTCAAATTCTCTATCTACTGCTGCTCTTTCAACAGCATCTATTTGTTTCTGTGATATAGCTGTAGTTGATATAACTATATATCCAGGTTGTTTTAAGCATGAATATAATTTAGCTACTGTATCAGGTGATAACTCAGGTGTACCTATATTTACTCTTAAAGAATTGTCTGCTAGTGTACGTAGATTATCTACGCCACCTTCAAAAACTATTGTGCTCATAATTTAAAATTTTTATTTTCTAACTCTTTTATGTATTCCATAAAGGCTTTTATATAATACACATCATCTGTTTTTAACTCCTCTAATCTGTAACCATTAAAGTAGTTAAACCCATCATTTACTCTGTCCATAAGATGGATAAAAATAGGCTTGTTCTCTTTTGTTTTCATAATTTAAATTTTATTTATTACTTGGGAGAGCAATAGTATTAACGGTTACGGCAATATCGCCTTTATGCCCTCCCTCGTAATAACTTGTATTATAATATTGTTACTTGTTTTTCGTAGCATAAGCTACCTAAAAATTCATGACCATAAGATGGCCAATAATTTTTTTCTATACATTGAGCCATCATACTAAGCTCATCTCTGTATAATAATCTACCTTCATGTATTGTTTCATTTGATAGTTCAAAAACATTCAAAGCATACGGCTTTACTTTTTCTATAGCAACTATAAAAAATTTAGTAGCACCAACTGCATCCATATAAAATGCAGCTTGTTTGTGATATTTATATCTATTTACAGAATGTATAAATCCAGGACCAGCATCTTGTGTAGTTTTAATATCAACTATTGTTCCGTCATCTTTTAGGTAATCAATCATGCTTTTACATTTGATTCCTGTTTTGATGTCTTGAAAAACTACAATTTGTTCTGGTTTACCATCTGATAATAGATTTTTTACAAACTTATCTTGCTTTACTGCATGCACCAAGTCTTCAATCATATCATTTTCTTTGTGAGTAATAACCTTTTTAAGATTTACTTCATCAAATTTTCTAAATTCTTCTTTACCAGCTTTTGTTCTTCTGTCTACATTTGGTGCTATTATATAGTCACGCATAAACCATTCTGGTGTTAGTATTGCTGAATGTATTGCACTGCCTATTTTCATAGCTGCTGTTGGCTCAGGTCTATTGTGAAGCCAATGACGAAAATGAGCTGGTGATTTTTCAGATAATTTACTTAACATACTATTTGTAATGTAAATAGTATCATCATAATAATTATCTTGTGTTATGGAATGTTCGTTAATTATTTTCATTTGTGTGTATTTATAAGGCTAAGAAACCCTGCATAACAGGGTATTCTTAACACTAAACAAAACTTTATGAAATCACTTCGGAATAGAAAAGTAAAATCCGAAATGCAAAGTTAGTTAAATTATTTTAATTCTTGTTCTTTTGATAATTTTTCATCATATTCTAGCATCATTTTCAATGTTTGTGATGCATTAGGTATTGACATGGCATAGTCAAATAGATTTTTTTCATGCTCATTAGTATCTTCAGTATTACGATTTGTGTAATATTTATGAACCCATGTCAACATCATTATTTCATGATTGTGTATTGTTTGATTCATACCAGATAATAATTTAAATACATTATCTTCTACTTTAATTTTCTGTCCATCAATTTCAATTTTCTTTTTTCTATTTACCATTTTATTTTTCTTTAAATTTATATTTAGTCATATCGTTTCTAACAACTATTGTTGTTTTGTCTATAGCGTACGTATATTTTTTGAATTTAATTTTATTTTTATATTCAACTAAACCGCTATACTTAAACCAATTATCAATATTAAATAATTTTTTTGAATTATATTTTTTATATTCTTTAAATAATGTTTGTTTCCAAGAACTCATATTATAGTTATATATACGCCTGCATTTTCTTTGTCTACTTCGTATATTTCAAATACAGGTATTAGTTGTGTACAATTATCATCTTCTATCCAATTATATTTTACCATCAAATCTTGTATAGTTTGTGCTGGATTTATATAATCAAATTTTCTTCTACTATCTCTTATAAATTTAAAGGATATATAACATGGTTTTTCTTTACAGTCATATGCTTGTCTAAATTTGATAGCATTTTCTTCCATTTGTTGTGCAACTGCTTTGTAATATTTCATAACTGTTTTAGAGTTAATCAACATTTTACCAGTCCATCTTTTGGAGTTCTTACTTGAAGGCACATTACCCTTTATAAATATCTGCATATTTAAGCCGAGATGTCATTAGCCCGTTCTAGGACATATAGAGCTCCCTGTAGTGTCCCTACTTACGGTATTATACCTCACGATATAATTCATCTCAGCTCAAATATACAAAAGTATATTAGAATGGTGCTTCTTCTTCTAGTGGCGAACTACCACTAGCATTATGTTGTTCTAATAAATATTGATATTGCTGTTTATCTTCTGGAGATAAAGGTTTGTTATAGTCTGGATTGTATGTAATTTGTTCTCCATCTTTACTACTCCAGCGATAACGTATCATTTTACCAATCTTTGGTTCACCTGTATCTCTGTTAGTAGTTAGATATTCTTCAAATGTAAATACTACATTAATCCATTTACCCATAGCTTCATCAAATGCTTCATTGTCTGTTGCAAAGTTTCTTACTCCTGCATTAACAAGAAAGTCTTTGAGTGACTTTGCTTTCCATTCAGCTGATTTAGGTGGGTCTGTTTCTTTAATAACCCAAAATCTACATCTACCATTTTTATTGTCTTCTGTTACTACATCAAATTCAATAAATGGAGAACCTTTGTAGTTCTCTTTATCTTGTGATGTAGTCATTCCTGTGATTTTACATCTATACGCACCTTCAGTAACATATTCTTTTTTTGTATTAGACTGTGCCTTAGGTTTTGTAGTTTGTATATCACCTAAATTAAATGCTTTTATACTCATTATTTAGTTTTTATGTGACCTGCATCTATTAATCTATCTAGCGTACGACCATACCAACCTTGCAGGCGTAGGTATAGTTTATTGTCGTAAATGTATTGCCAAGCACTCATAAGTTCTTTTGTGCTTTTTGGTTCTTCTATGCCTTCGCATAAACATATTGCTTTATACGAGTCCATTACAATGCAGCTTTTAACGCTGTCTCTTGATGTGGTAATAAAGTATAGTTATCTATTTTAGATTTTACTAAATCTATTTTACCATCATTAAGAGCTTTTAACATAGCATTAAATTTATCTTCAGTTAAAGCTTCTTTTGTTTTTGGTGCACTTTGTTGTTTGATAGCATTAGCAACTTCTTCATAAGAAGCTACAGATGTATCAATACCAATACCAAGATTACCAAGAGCACGACCAATAGCTGATGTTTCACAGTTTTCTATAAATGATGTCTTGTTAATAAAAGAAGAACCTTCTACTTCGTAGGCAATACCTGTACTTATAATTCTGTCATTTTCATTAAATACTGTTGCTTGAATTACACATCTGTTGTTATCAAGTTCTAGTATTGTAGTAGATAATGCCCAATCTTTGTAGTTAGAACGAAAGTGTTTGATTCTTTCGTTAACTTCTACATACTCTTTACCTTTAATATTTACGGTTTTCAATTTCGTCATAATTTAGTTTTGTATTTATTATAATTTTCAATAATTTTTTTACCAGTTCTAGTAGCTAGAACTATTTTTATAAACCTACGTATCATAATAGGTTTATTCTTCAATAGCAAAGTAATAGCTATTTCTTTAAACAATAGTTTTATAGTTTTTCTAACTAGTTTTTTTGGTAGCTTAGTATCATAAGCAACCTCATCATATATTTTATCTAGTTTTGACTTCCCCATATAAATTTTCTAACTAACATCATAAATAATGCTACAATAAAAAATATAATTATTATAGGAATAATTTGCATAACTATCAATACAGACACACAAGTTAGTATAGCTGAAACTATTGGATTCTTTTTAATGAATTTAAAAGTCTTGTTCATATTCTGTAAATTTTGTTAGATTGGATTTAAAACGTAAACGCACAGTACCTATACCTATGTTTCTACCTTTTGCAAATATAATATCAGCAGTTCCTCTGGTGTCTTCACCTTTTTCATCTTGTGTTATACCATAGTATTCTGCTCTATAAACAAAAGCCACAACATCTGCTGCTTGTTCTATTTCACCAGATTCTCTTAAATCTGACATAGTAGGTCTTGCATCTGTTCTGTTCATTACACCTCTATTAAGCTGACTAAGCGCAACAATAGTAATATCAAGTTGTCTTGCAGTATTTTTTAAACTTCTAACAACTTTACTTACTTCTTGTTCTCTTGTGCCTGCCTTAGAGTATGAACTAATTAATTGCAAATAATCTATAAATACAATTTTTACATCATGTGTCATAACATACTTTTTAATTTTATTTATTAAATATGTTAGTGATGTTTTTTTACATTCGTCTATATTTAATGGTAATTTTTCTAACTTACCTATAGCTGTATTTATTTGATTATAATTTTCTTTAGACAATGCACCCTGTTGTATATACTTATTATTTATATCTGTTTCTGATGATATTAATCTACTAAGTAATTGTTTACCACTCATTTCATATGAAAATATTAATGTAGATACACCAGCTTTTGCTGAGTTGTGTGCAAGAGCTAAAGCAAAACTAGTTTTACCCATAGATGATGCGCCACCTAATATAATTAAATCTGTTTCTTGCCAACCACCAGTAAATCTATCTATTGATGCAAAGCCAGAGGTAATACCTGTAGTACCATCTGATTGCATTCTATTTGTAATATCTTCTAATGTATCGTTGAGCAATGTTTGAAATGTAGGTGTAGTATCTTTATGGTCTTGTCTAATTTTATTTAGTTCGTCTTCTAAAAAAGATGTAATTTTTTCTGTAGATAGATTTTCTTGTATTCTGCTGTGCATATTTAAAGTCAAAGAATTAAGTCTTCTTAAATCTGCTGCTTCTTTAAGTGTGCTTATAGCAAAATCTATATCTATGTAATTAAATCCTATATCTACAATATCTACTAAATCTGACATTTCTTTGCCAGTCCATTGTAATTTTTTTGATAATTTGATTATATCTGGTACATCGCCATCTTTATATATTTCAGTTGTTTTTTCAAACACTAATTTATGTTGTATATCGCTAAATAATTCTGTATATAATCTATCATTGTATTCATAATAAAGGCTTGGCTCTGCAATTATCAAAGCCAAAACCTTTTGTTCTATTTCTATAGTATCATGCATTATGTAATTTTGTGAATAATGTGTGTAAATATTGAAAATATTAGACCTGCAAGTATTGCAGTCATTACGCCTGAATATGTGCCTAGAAAAAGCAAAGGCAAAAACATGGTTAGCAAAATGTCCCATAGCAAAATAGATTTGCGTAACAGTCTGCTACCCAATGCTTTACGTAAAATAATATAGTAACCTGCTGCCGATGCGACAGACATTGTAATTATGTTCATAAAATAAAGTTTAGTTAGTGTATAAATATACAAAATATTTATTTACTAAACGTATTTTGTTAATAACTATATTATCAATCTAATAGTGCAAAATATGCATCTATATTATTATCTTTAAACCAATCTAAACCTTTGTAAAAATCATCAACCATCTGTTTGGTAACTGATTTTGGCATTTTTTCCATTACAAATTGTGTACCCATGATAAAATCATACATGGATAATTCTAAACCATTTAGTTCATAAGTCTGTCCAGAAAACGGATTAGTAACTAAATCGCCTTTTTCATAAATTTGGCCTTCAAACCATTTGGGTATTTTTTGTGTTTTCATTTTAATAATTCGTTAAGTTCTATTTTTTCTATATGTTTTTGTATAACATTTATATTATCTATTCCAACATATAATATTTCTAATTGACTTAGCTTGCCTTCCATGCATTTACTGTGTAAATTAGTCAAAGCTAGGTGAACTAATTTTTTTTGTGTCTCTGTTAGTTTTTTACACCTTTGGTGTGTTCTAAATTTATTTACCATAATATAAGAGAGTTGCACCCATGGATTGGCTGCAAACAAATTATTATTAACGCTCTAAAAAAACAACAGTTATCCATGGGATTTGTTATCTCTCGTATTATTATTTAGCTAATGCACCTGTTGTAGATTCGTGTGGAAACTCCTCACTATATTCTTTAGGTACAGAATTAAATTGAACAGGATTATCTTTAGGTGGTTCAGCTTTTGGTTCACCATAATAATCTAGTAAAATTTCTATTATATCAGAATGTAGTAAATCTTCATCATCTATAGCTATATCATAATCATAAAGTTCTATTCTATCTCCACCAGATATTTCAAACTCATGATTTTCTGTTGTAAAATAACGAGCTGGTTCTTCTTCTAACGAGTCAGTTATTTTTGTTGCAATATCACTTGCTTGGTCATGTGACATATAGCCTTTTTGTGTAGTTCTGATTTCTTTTACAGTTTTTTGTATTTCTTTTATATACGAATACAATTCATTAATTTTATCTTCCATAATATTTATCATTTTTTTGATTTAAATAATCTATTGCTCTGAATAAGTTTTCTTCACTATATTCTACACGCAATACTTCTGTTTCCCATATAAAGAATCTTTTCAATATACAGATGTGATAGCCATCAGTTACTAATCTGAACTTCATCTTCTTGATATTTATATATAAACTCTTGTGGTGAACCTTCAAATATTACTTCGTTGTTATTCCAAACATCTATACATTTTATAATAATATTATCTACACCAACTTCTGTTAGTGCTTTATCTATATATATTTCATATATAAATTGTTCACCACAATCTTCAGAATTTGGCGGGTATAAATAAATATTACCAATACCTTCTTTAAGATGTTTTATAATTTGCGCTGATAAACAGCCCATACCATTAGCTCTTAGTTTTGGTGTATTCATACCAATTCCATTGATAACTCTAAATCCATTTAAGAAATTAGCTAATTCTATACCATGTCCTGATGGATAACCATCAAATTGTCTATAGATACAGACAATATTATCTTCTGTATTATATTCACTTTTAATATAAGTTAAACTTCTTGTGCCCATAATTTAATTTTATTCGTTATACTTTCGTTTTGCGTCAGCTTTGTTCTCTAGATATTCGTCATATCTAATTTGTTTGTACTCATAATCTTCTATAATATCACATTCTTCGCCACAGCACAAACAGTTGGTTCCTGTGTCATCTTCATCATATTCTGTACCGCAACACAAGGATACCATTTGATAAACGTACCCATCGTCTATTGGGTTACTTAATTTCCAATTATCGTAACTCATAACGTACAATTTCTGTCATTTTAGGTGAGCCGTTTTTGTTTTTGTACCTAGTGTATACATTCATAGGTATTGATACTATATCATGTCCTTGCTTACGCAAAGAATATATAATTCCTGACAATCTATAAGCGCCATAAATATTTATAGCTTCTTTTTGTGTCAATAGTCTACCATCTTTTAGATGTTGTAAAATATCTGATGTTTGTGTTCTCATAATTATGCTTGATTAATTGGACCTTTATAGTTTACTAATTTTTGTTTTTCCATTTCTTTAATGGTTAGTTTTACTATTTGTAGGCATTGAAAATAATCATTTCTATCTATTTTAGTGCCTTTTTCAAATAATTTATAAGCAACATTCCATGCTATTTTAATATCATTGGACTCTGGTGCTATATTTACAGTTTTAATTTTACTATCTTTCATTATATTTCTGCTTCAAATCCACATTCTCCATTTTCTTCTACACATTTTAGTATTTGTTTACCCAAACATAAATCTGCATAATCTTCTAGTTTGTCTTTACAAAATTTTAATTTATGTTGTTTAAAGTATTCAGATAAACTTTTATCATTATACATACTAACCATATTAAAAAATTCTTCAAAAACATTTAGATGTTTACCTAATGTTTCTTCAATATTTTGTATTTCTTGTTTTATTTTAGGTAAATGTTCTTCATCAAAATAGTATGATATATAATTATTATAACCTGTACATCCAAATCTATCTGCTGCATTACTAGATTGTACTGCAAACCAAAATTTGCCTTCTATATCTCCGTGATAATATCTGCCCATAATTTTAATTGTTTAATTAATAAAAAAGGAAGGGATATTATACATATACTCTGCATTACCGAGCTTATCATTATAATACCCCAACCTATATTTATGCAGACTTAGCTTCTTTCTGCATTTGTGCAAACAAATCATTAATAGATGATTTTAATTTTTCTTTTTCTTCATCTGATAATTCTTCGTCTTGTATTTTATCAGCAAGCTTTAACATAAGCTTTGATAGTCTGTCTTCTGACCCAATAACTTCCATTAACATATCAATAGATTCTCTAAGTGATAGTAGTGAAAAGTCTACTGGCGACATAAGTACAGCTTTCCTAACGTCTTTATCTTCATACGCTAGGATTGCTGTCATTTTAAGTATATTATATGCTTTTTTAAACATTTCTATTATATTTATATTCTAATTCTAAATCGCTGCGCCCTGCTTCAGCTTGTTTTCTTTCAATTTCATCATTAATTACCATCATAGGGATTGTATCTTTTTCTAATCCAGCAGCTTCTGCTAGTTTATCTACAATCTTATGACCCTTCATGATATTAAAATCAATACATGGTTTAGCCCAATGGGTACCATATTTTTCTTTGTTATCATTTTGGGTTCTAGGTAATACTGTAATAGGTACAAATCCATCTTTTGTAACTATTTGTTCTAGTTCTTTCATTCGTAATAGTATGTTGATACACTCTTGTCCTTTATTGTTTTTAAACATTTGTGCTTTCTGTGATACTATTGTAGGTGTTTTTGTTTTCATAATAGTGATTCTAGTTTTAATTTTAATTCATTTAATTTGTTAGCTCTGTGTCTTTTTCTACGTTCTCTGAGCTTTTTTACTACTGCAAAATATCTTTTGAAGTATGACTTGCGTGCAGACTTAAAGTCTTCTTTTTCCATTTTAATTCTTTTGATATAGTCAAGATAGCCAGTAGCCTGGTATGTATTGCCACACATATATTCAATAGTAAAATTTGTTTTATTTGTACTATTAATAATCCAATATTTATTTGAATGTAAAAATGACGTCAACGCAATTTGTTGAGTAGTTGCTCCTAGTTTTCTAAGTGTCTTTAGATATTTAGGAGAAAGTGTATTCTGTTCCTTAGTTAAGAGGAAGTAATCCCGAGTAAATAGTTTCATAATAATAATTTTAAAGTTTTACTATAAAACGTATTTATAGAGTAGAGCGCAAAAACATTTAATATACGGTTAAAGGCAATAGTGCCGAAGCACTCTACTCTATTTTTTTCTAAGTGTTGGTTCTGTACGTATTAGATTAGGAAATCCTGTAAATTTTTTTTCTATTTCACGCATGTATTCTCCGCATTCAGGACATTCTGTTCCTTCAGTAATGACTTTACCGTCTACAATTTTCATTACAGCTCTGGATAATTCTATTTGAATCTCACAATCTGTACATTGATATACTAACATATTATTTATTTTCTAATTCTTTCTGTAGGTTGGCTAATGCTCTCCAAGCTACTTTAGTTGAGTGTCTTATGCCATCTGTATCTATAGTTCCAGCTTGTAATAAATGTCTGCATAATGCATCTAATTCATCGCCACTCTTTGTTCTATCCCAATGCAATGGTTTATCTGGATTGTGCTGCATGTTACCTTGATAACTGCATTTAGCTATTTCCATAATTGCATCAGGAAAATATTTTAATACTCCTGTGTATACAGGCCTCTCTTTTCTGTCTTGTGATTTCATAACTAACAAATATAATAAAAAAAAGTTATCTTGAAAACGTAAAAAAAGGCAACCGAAGTCGCCTAATTTATTACATTGGTAAATTAGCAGGAACTGCGTCAGGTTTAAAGTACAGCACATAGTTCTTGTCTATGTTTGTATCTTTTGACCAGTTCATTTTTTGTGATAATAATCCTATTTCACTTGCATGTTTACCTATCCATGAGTCAATACTACCTAGTTCATCTTTTACAGATAAGTCAAAGTATATTGATATGAATTTTCTTTTAGAAGCATCATAGTATGTTACTGATTGTCTTTCTGGTATGATTGAACCATTAGGATTTAATATGTAAGGACTCTTTAAGTTTTGTTTAGCTTTTTTTGCCATGATAATATAATTTAAAATTAATAAAAAAGGAGAAAGCACGAGCCTAAATTGTGCTAATTACATCGCTGATTTGGCCATGCGATAACTCCTGTTGATTTTATGTTGCACATCGTCTTTAGCATAAAGCTTAGTCAACTTCGCAACTTAATGTAAACCGTATAACTATGAATATGTTTTTTCAAGATACTCAATGAAAGTCGTACGAGATGTAGCTGATTTGTATAGTGCATGCAGTAGAACTAATGTTAGCATGCCTGTAAATAATAAACCGATTGCTGTAAAGATTACCATAATTATATATTTTTAGATTAATATTTATGAACAATCGTATATTTCGGGACGTATAACTTGACAATGTCATAAAAAAACGCTAACTTTGGAACCGAATAACTGTTCTATGAATGTTATACGTATAGTATACCGAACAACTAAATAAATAGTTTACTTAGAACAAACGTTATTATCACCTTATAAATTATCAAAGCCTTGATAATCAATTAGTTAGATAAAATAGATAGTAAAATATATGTATAATTTGTACGATATGTGGTTTTGTAGACAGTCTTAGACTTTTATACGTATATAAAAAAAAAGAGCAATTACTTGCCCTTCTTTAATGTTTTTATCTGTGGCTCACCGAATCTTTTGTATAAGTAATAACATACGTATAGTCCTAGTCCGAATCCTACGACCTGGAACATGATTACTAATAAAGAGAATATAGCGCTGAGTGTTATGTATAAAAATGTTTGCATAGTTGTATAATTTTTTTTGTAAATACTGTAGAAAAATCGTATAGGGGTATGCAAAATTCTGTAATAGGTGGGGGCGTATAAACACAACGTATGACTCCCTGAAAAATAAATAAAAATTTTTTATATTTGTTCTATGAAGAAAAGAAAACTAAATAGTAGCAATCCTCGCTACAAGAAAACCGAAGAAGCTGCGGTGGAAACTAGAAAAGAATTAATAACAACTGTAAAGGGCGTAAAGGTGTACGCTGTATTTTATCAATGAGTTTAAGATATTCTGAGCATTACAATGGTGATATTACATTTTCGGATGAACTGAATGTGTATTATCTAAATCGTGCTTATGATAGCTTTGATGATTTGGTAGAAGATGAGTGTACTATTATGAATCGCATCCTTGATTTAGACTTTGCTATAATAGATAAGAGCATGTCTTTAAAGTTTAAGGAGGGACGCCCACAATGGGTAACAAAGCTTCATCTTCAGTATCTTAAATAATTTCATTACCTTTGTAAAAAAAAGATTATGCCTAAAGTTGGAAATAAAAGATTTAGTTATACCACAGCAGGACAAGATGCTGCTAGACGGTATGCTAGAAAAACAAAGCAACCTATAGTATATTCATATGATGAAGGAGGTCTTTACGAAGAAGGAGGGTATACGCCTTATGACTTTGAAAGAGCTAATAGAGAAATGGAAAAAATAGAAAGCTCTAGACCAAAGCCGACTACTATGAAGCCAGTAGCACTTGGTATGTTTAATACAAAAGCAGAAATGCCAACTAACCCTTATGGGTATACTGGTAATACTGCAAATGTTATAGCGGCTAGAGCAATTACTAATACTGATGAAGATAAAGGATATAGCATGAGAGATTATATGGATAAGATGAAATCAGCAAGCTATGAAGAAGGTGGTAAAGCTGAAGGGCCAAAGTATCCTCATGATATGTTTAATCCAAAGACTGGTGAAAAGTTTGTAGCAGAAAATGAAGAAGACCATAATGATATGGCTAAAAAAGGATATAAGCATATGGATGAGTTAACTGATGCAGAAAAGGATTTAGTTATGCAGAAGAAAAATGAAATGGCTATGGGTGGCAAGTATGAACAGTTTAAAAGATTAATGGGTCTTGATTAATGTACCTATTAAAGTTAAACAGGAAGGGGGACGTATATAAAGATGATGATGGAATAACGGGGGTGCCTGAGTTCTTAAACGTCCTAAACGCTGACAAGCTGGGAGCTGATGCGTTAAAGTGGGTAGCACTTGTATGTGACTATGATAGCCCATACAGACACTTTAATGAAAAAGAAAGGTTTAAAGCTGTGTCAAAAGACACATACGGTACGTATGAGTGGCGAGGCGCTTCGCGCCCAGAGGTTCAAGCTGCGCTTGAAAAATATAAAAAGCTACAGTTTGACCCGCTTGATGAACAGCTTAGAGCTTTTAATGTTAAGATTGACCAATTTACTTTGTTCATGAATAACATGAGAGTAGATGAAGATAGCGCTGAAAGTCTTCAGAAGATAATGATAGGTATTGAAAAGATATTAAAGACAAGACAATCATTATTAGACGCAATAGAAAGAAGGGGGCAAAGACAAAAAATTCAAGGTGATAAGGGATTATCATTTTTAGAAAATAAAAAAGAACAATTAGAAGAAACTAAATAATAAGACTATGCCAAAAGATGCCTGTTATCATAAAGTAGTAAGTAGATATGGACCAAAGACCTCAGCATACAGAAGTGGTGCTATGGCTAAATGTAGAAAAGTTGGTGCAGCTAACTGGGGAAACAAAAGTAAAAAGAAAGGAGCAGAGGGAATGAAAATGAAACACGGTGGCAGGTTTTGTTATCCACAAGATAAATGCGGTAAAGGAATACCACAACACGATTAATATGGCGGTAAGAAAAACAGCAGCAGGATTAAGACTTAAGAGATGGTTTAAAGAAGATTGGCGTACACCTTCAGGAGAAAAAGATTACAGCAAAGGTGAAAACACTTTTAGACCTACAAAAAAAATATCTAAAGACACTCCCAAGACATGGTCTGAGTTAAGTGCTGGAGAAAAAAGAGCAGCAGCAAGAGAAAAAAGTAAAAAGGGTAGAGTAAGCAGATATAAAGATGGTGGTAAATTTTATAAACAACACGATTAATTTTAAAAAAAATGATGAAAAAAAATAAAAAAAAGTACATGAGAGGCGGTTCTATGAACTATAGTGCTGCTGCTGGACAAACTGCTCCACAAATTCTTAAAAGAGAAAAAATGACTTATAAGAAAGGTGGAAAGTTAAAACCAGTAGATGCTGCAAAAAATCCTGGACTTGCTAAACTACCTACTGATGTTAGAAACAAAATGGGTTATATGGCTATGGGCGGTAAAATGGATTCTGATAAAGACTTTATGTATGGTGGTAAAACACAAAAAATGTACATGAAGGGTGGTAAAATGAAATATCCAGGCGGAGGCATGATGAAGAAAAACATGTATCCAGGTGGAGGTAGAATGCAGCACGACTAATGGCAACTCCAGCATGGCAAAGAAAAGAAGGCAAGAGTCCTTCAGGTGGTCTTAACGAAAAAGGCAGACGAAGTTATAAAGGCGGAACTCTTAAACCCCCAACAAAAAGCAAAACATCTAAACGACGTAAATCTTTTTGTGCAAGGATGAAAGGTATGAAAGCTAAACTAACTTCAGCTAAAACAGCTCGTGACCCTAATTCAAGAATTAATAAGTCTTTACGTAAGTGGGATTGTAATACTGGATGTAAGGTTAATTATGTTAGTGGAGCTGTAGGTGGATATAGACCACAAAACGATTAGTGTCTGAACAAGATGAAATAAAACATAGGCTCACTTATTTAAAAGGTAGGTATATGTTTTTTTATAAGCAGGGTAATTTAGAGAGAGCAAGACAGTACAATAAGCTGGCTCTAGAAAAACATAATTACGATATAGAAATGGAATATCATAATAAGTTAGCTAAAAAAGAAAATCAAAATATGTTTGGTTTTCCAAAAGTAAAAAGGTTGAGATATGGGTAGGGCTAAAGTAGACCCACAAAAGTATAGACCTGTTATTAATAATGGTCATCCTAATCTAAATGTAGACTCAGTAGCTTATCAAGAATACTGGGAAAAAGAATTAGATAGGTGTATAAATGGATACAAGCCAAAAGGTATGAAAAAAATATCTGGCAAGTATTATTTTTATTTAAACTATTATAAAATATTAGGTAATGATGGAAATAAAAGCTCTCGTAAAACATTAATATCTCCGTGGTATAGAGCGATGGACCACGAGTATTTTGATTTGTTTGAGACTTGTAAAAAAGATGGTAAAGGAATGATTGTCATCAAAGCAAGGGATAAAGGGTTTTCATATATGAACTCTGGTATGCTTGCTCATGAGTTTTCTTTCTTTCCGTTTAATGATGTAGGTATAGCTGCTGGTTTACAAATGACAGCAGATGCGTTCTTTGATAAAACTAAAAAAGGTTTGAATGGTATACATTCTAATTTTAAACATAGCTTGATAAAAGATACTGATGGTATATTACGCTCTGGTTATAAACAAAAAAACTCTGATGGTAAATGGGAGATAGGAGGTTATCAGTCTACGATAATATGCAGAACAATGGATAATCCAGAAGTATTTAAAGGTGAGCGTGTATCATTAATGGTGTTTGAAGAAGCGGGAGAGTTTAAGCATTTAAAAAATGCATACATGTCTTCCAAAGCTTGTTTTATGGATGGTAACATACAATTTGGTGTTCCTATTGTTGGAGGTACTGGTGGTGACATATCTAAAGCATCTAAAGATTTTATGGATATGTATTATGAAGCAGACGCTTATAATTTAATACCAATGTTTATTCCAGCTAATAGAGCGTATTATGGATTCTTTGACATTAAAACAGGAGAAGAAAATAATGAAGGTGCGCTTGAAGTATTAAAAGAAGAAAGAGAAAATATTGAAAAGTCTGGAGATAGAGAAGCTTTTAATTTACACATACAAAACTACCCATTAACAGTACAAGAAGCATTTTTAAATACTAAAACATCTCGTTTTGATATATCTTTATTAAATGCGCAACGCTCAAGAATATTATCAAGTAAAGATTATAGAAGTCAAATACAATCAGGTAATCTCAGCTGGACTTATAATGAAGAAGATGAATGGGAAGTGTCATGGACACCTCATCCTGATGGACCATATAAAATATTAGAACATCCAATGCCAGAATATAAAAATTTAGATATAGGTGGTATTGATTCATACGACCAAGATAGTGCAGGAGCTTCTGAGTCTTTAGGTAGTGCAATTATATATAGAAGATTTTTAGATGCCGATACTCCAGGTGACTACGTTGTAGCTGAGTATACCGACAGACCAGATAAGAAAGAGGACTTTTGGGAAGGATGTTTAAAACTTGCAGCTTATTACAATAGTAAGATGCTTGTTGAATATACAAAGATAGGTATTTTAGATTATTTTAAAAGAAGAAATGGTTTAAGATTTTTAAAAGAAAAACCAGAGTCAGCACATAATCCTGGGACTAAAACGAGAAACAGGTATGGTGTGCATATGAATAAACAAGTAAAGTCATTATTAGAAGATTTGATAGATGACTATATAAGGGAGCATGCAGATGATATATGGTTCTTAGATTTGATTGACGAACTAGCAAATTATGGATTAAGAAATACTGATAGGGCTATGGCCTTTGGTATATGCTTAATACACAATATAGACAACTATAGAACGCAAGCAAGTAAAAAAGAAGAAGAAATAGTTGATATAGGATTTAATTATTATAAATTGAACAGCAGGGGGATACCTGTTAAAATATAAAAAATATGGCAAGTAAAGTAAGTGGATTTCCTTCAATGGTACTTAAGGAAAGTGAAAAAACAGATGAATGGTGTAATTCTGTAGTTGACGCAATAGTCAGCTATATGTCATACCAAAACTCGTCTTTTAAAAATAATAGACATGCAGATATTACCAATTATAATATATATAATGGTAATCTACATGCAGATGATTTTAAGTACATTACTGAACAGTATGGTATGGCATACCCAGCTAGACTGGTAAACTATCCTATTATACAACCAAAAATTGATTTACTTGTTGGAGAAGAACTACGTAGACCTACAGACTTAAAAGTAGCAACTGTAAACAAAGAAGCTGTATTAAGAAAAGAAGATAAAAAAGTAGGCTTGATTATGCGTAGTATATTAGATAGTGTGCACAAAGAGTTTGAAGAAAAAGAAGGGTTTAAAATAGAAATGGATGGAGACAGCATTCCATTACCAGAAGATATAGATTTGTATATGAGGTACAACTATAAAGAAATGGTTGAAGAAACTGCACAAGATGGATTAGAATATTTAGTAAATAGATATAATTATAAAGATTTATTTAAAGAAGGTTTTAGAGATTTGCTTGTTACAGGTAAAGAATTTTACAAAGTAGATATTATAGATAGAGACCCTCAAGTTAGAAGAATAGACCCAAGAGCAATAGTTTATGATATAGGTATGAACTCTGATTATTTAGATGATGCTACATGGGTAGGCGAAGAAAGATGGCTATCATTAAATGAAATAGTAGATGAGTATAGAGACGAGTTAGATGATGAAGATGTAAATTTAATTGCAGAAATGTCACGTGTATATAGTCACGACCAACTAGCAAATTACAATTCAAATATTGATTGGGTAAATATGTATGAAGATTCTGAAAACAGAATTAGAGTAATTACTTGTGAATGGAAATCAGTTAGGTCACTACGTTTTAAAATATCTGAAAACAAATATGACCCAAGTAGACCATTTAAAAAACTTGTAGACGATGATTATAAGCCAAGAAAAAATGAAGTTATTGAAACAAGATATGTAGATGATATATGGGAGGCTACAAAAATAGGAGGCAGAATATTAGTAAGAGCACAACGTAGACCAAATCAAGTACGTAGTGTAGATGATGCTGGTAGTACAAGCTTATCCTATATAGGTGTGGTAAGAAACAATACAACTGGACGTTCTTTATCTATGGTAGATTTATTAAAGAATGTACAGATGCTATACAATATAGTTATGTATCATATAGAACTAGCTATGGCTCGTTCTGGTGGTAAAGCTGTAGTATATGATACTTCACAATTACCTACTAATTTAGGAATGGATATGCAAACAGTATTGTATCATTTAAAAACAGATGGTATTATACCTATCAACTCAAAAGAAGAAGGAGGTCAAATGGCTAACTTTAATCAATTCCAACAAATTGATTTTACATTATCACAATCAGTACAGCAATTAATTAATTTAAAACTTATGCTTGAACAAACTGCTGGTAATATATCTGGAGTTAGTCCGCAAAGAGAAGGAGCTGTAGGTCAATATGAATATGTAGGAAATGTACAAAGAAGTGTAGTACAGTCAGCTACTATAACTGAAAGCTGGTTTTATTCGCACATACAATGTAAGAAAAGAATATATGAAAGACTTTGTAATTTAATGAAAATTTCATGGGCTGGCGGAAAGAAAGCTGCTGTAATATTAGGAGATGGTGCATATAAATTTTTAAATGTTATGCCTGATATTGCATTACAGGATTTTGGTGTTCATGTAGGAGATAGCGGTAAAGATGACGCTATGAGACAAGCTGTACAACAATTATCACAAGCTGCTTTACAGTCTGGTCAAATTAGTTTGTTAGATGTTATAAAAGTAATGAAAGCTGATACAATGACAGAAGCAGAACATGTTCTTGAAAGAGGTATGGATGAAATGAAAAAACAAATGGAAGTTGCAAAACAACAAGAACAAGAAATGTTAAAAGCACAAGCTGAAGCTGCTATGCAAGAAAAACAAGCAGAGGCACAAATTAAACAACTTGATAACGAAACAAGTATTAAAGTTGCAGAAATAGGTGCACAAGCAAGAGTACAAGTAGCTGAAATAGCTTCTGATGATAAAAGAGATATAGCTGATATGAAAGAAAGAGTTGCTATGGATAAAGAAGTATTAAAGAACATGTTAGATAAAGGAGATACTGATAGTCCATCACCAAGTCCGCAAGGAACTGCAACGCAAGAACAAATGGATGCAGCAACACAAACTATTCTAGAATCATAAAAAAATATTATATTTGCAAATTAGGGACTAAAATTATTAAACAATGGCAGAAGAAAAATCAAAAATAGTAGAAGAAGTACAATCTACATCAGAAGAAGTAAAAGAACCAGCATTTGACCCGTCTGCATTTGCGGCAGAAGGGCCTGTAGAAACTACAGAAGAAACGACTGAAACACCAGAAGCTAAAGAAGAAAGCGAAGTGGAAGATGTCGTTGAAGATGTAAAAGGTTTAGAAGAAGAAGCAGCAGAACAACCAGAACAAGAAGATGGCTTTAGTTGGGATTCAATAGAAACAGAAAAAGTTGAAGAACCAAAAGGAGAAGAAGAAGATATTGATTGGGATGTTGAAATAACAGAACAACCTAAAGAAGAACAAACAGATATAGATTGGAAAGCTGTAGCAAAAACTTTAGGTCTAGATGAAAATACATCAGTTGATGAAATAAAACAAAAACTACAACCACGAGAAGAAGTAGAAGAAAAAGAAGTTGTAGAGCCACAAATGAATGATAATGCAACAAGACTTAATGAGTTTTTAAAATTATCAGACAAAGAACTATTAGCAGAAGAAATGAAAGCTGATGGTATGGCAGAAGATAAAATTGAGGAGGCATTAGATAAAATGGAAGACTCAGGTTTATTAATCAGGGAAGCGCATAGAATTAGAAGGCAGTTACAATCAGCAATAAAACAAGAAGCTCAACAAGCAAAAATTCAACAAGCAGAGCAAGAAAAACTGCAAAAACAACAAGCTGAAACTAACAGAAAAGAACTTCAAAAATACATCAAAACAATGGAAAACTTTATGGGTGGTAAAGTAAATAATAAAGACAAGCAAGAAGCATACAAGTATATTGTATCTGGTAATATGCAACAAGACATATGGAAATCTCATACCAATGCGTCTGAGGTGGCAATGTTTTTGCTATTCAAAGATAAATTTGCAAAGATACTTCGTGCACAGGGGTTAGAGGATGGCAAAGCCAGTATCCTAAATAAAATAACCTCTCCAAGTCTTAAAGGGAAATCTAAACCGACTTATGAAAAGAAAGATAATTCGGTATTTGACCCTGCCGCGTTTATGAGAGAATAAATTTAATAACAAGAAAGCAATGCTAGGATTTGTGATATAAAATTTATTTAATCAAATTAAAATAATGTATAATTAAATAAATTAAAAAAAATGGCTAAAGTATATACGGGTACGTACGGAAGTGGTACGTCTCCAGAAAACTCGCTGAATACTGCCCTTTTGCAATACCCAGAGATTGCAAGAACTCTAATTCAGCAATATCCTAGATACTCTGCTACATTCCTATTAGAAAGAACTGGAAGATTTGCAAAAGAAAAAGTATTAGGAGATAACTCTTTTGAGTGGAAAGTAATGGGAAGATATAACACTCCTTCATATTCTAATGGATGGATTTCAACTGATGGTGTAACATTTGTAGGTTCAACTGCTGGTTCAGGTGCAGCTGCTGTATCAGGAAATACATTAACATCTATGGATGCTGATGGTGATGTATTCTACATGTCTTTTGATGGACAAACTTCAGGAAGAACTGGTAACTTCTTAAATAAATACGATATGGTTAGATTCCAATCTGGAGCTACTGCATTAGTATTAGAAGACCCAGTTGCTGATGTAGTAAGAGCTGCTGCTAATGGTGGTACATTAACTGCTGCAACTGATTCTGTAGTTAAATTTGAAATGATAGATGGAACTGCTAATCCTTTACAATTAGGAGATATAGCTGATGAAGCTATTGTTGCTTCTATTGGTTCTGCATTCCCTAACGGGTCAAATGGTGCTGACGTTGGTGAAAACTACGTATATCCATCTACGCATGTTAATTACTTAACTACAATGCGTAAGAAAACTTCTGTAACTGGAAAAGACATTACAGATGTAACATGGATAGAAAACAATGGACACAGATTATGGTACTTTACTAAGGAGCAAATGATGATGGATGAGTACATGTATCAGCAAGAACTACAAAGATGGTATGGTAGAACTTCTGTTACTGATACTACAATTCAAAGACCAGGTGCATATACTACATCTGCATTAGGTTTATCAGGAACTCAAGCTACATCTGTTGTTACAGGTGATGGACTATTAGCTCAAATTGATTCTTCAAATCAAGCTACTTATTCAATGGGTGGATTAACTGAAGATATTATTACTGAGTTTTTAGCAAAATTATCTTTAAATGCTACTAATGCAGAAGGTAACGAGTATGTTGTAATGACTGGTACTGAAGGTAGATTAGCTTTCCATAGAGCAATGAAAGACTTATTAATTGCTCCTTCTGGAAGTTTTACTGGTGGTTCTATGTCAGGTGTAAGTGGCGACGTTGAATTAGGCGCAAACTTTACATCTTATACAGCATTAGGTAACAAATTAACTATGGCTTATTGCCCAGTATTTGATGACCCTAATCTTCATTCATCTTCAGGTGGTACAAATGCTTTTGGAGATACTAGACTTAAAGAATCAGGAAAAATGGTATTCCTAGATTTTGGAAGAACTTCTGGTGTTTCTAATATTGAGCTTATCACTAAAGGTGCTGAGAATGTAAATAGAAGCTTCATTAAAAAATATGTAGCTGGAATGATAAACCCATATGACCAAAAGTCTATGATGGCAGCTAACGCTGATGACAAATTTGAAGCACACTTGCTTTCTGAGTCTGGAATCATCGTAAGAAACCCATTATCTTGTGGTATATTGAGTGCATCGTAATTATTAACCCTTAAAAAAAAAAAATTATGCCGAGTTCAAATAAAAGAAATGCATTTTTATTTTTTCGTGATAGCACAACATCTATGATGTGTATTCCTGCTAGTAAAATAACTCTAGTAGCGACTGCGGCAGATACTGATGTAGAGGTTTATTACGAGGGTGATGACGGAGCTGCTGGTAGTTTAAATTTATTAACGGCATCAGGTAGCGAACATACTGTTGTATTAGCCATAGCAGAGCTTATGGTTAATGGGAGAGGTGTTGTTACTGTGGCTGATGATGTAGACAATGTATATTGTAGTTCATCACTAAGTCAGTCAAATGCAGTTACTGCTTTTACTATTAGTGCTTAATATTAACCCTTAAAAAATAATAATTATGAGAAATTGTTTATATGTGCGATTTAGCGCTTCAAACGCTGTCGCTACGCCTGGTAATCATATCAGGTTTGTAAGAGCAACCTCAGCTACAAACGTAGAATATAGTTACGTTGGAGATGATGGAGCAATAGGTACTTTTGACCTAACAGTTAATAGTGGTCATGCTGCTACAGTTATAAAAGAACTGTGTCGTTTGGCTGCATCTGCAACAGGAGTTTACCATATAGGTGACCAAGTTGCAGGTACTTATTTTCATCCACAAGTTACTGCAATCGCTGCTGTAGCTAAGAGTGCTTAATAATTAATTAACGAAGGCCTGTAGAAGATATGCCTTTATGCAGGCCTTCTATTTACTAACTTTTTAAAATAAAAAAAATGGCAATAAAATTTGATTTTAATAGATTGAGAACAGCAATATCTGGCTTTGTAGAAGTTGATAATGTAGCTGGTTCTGAAGTTAAACATCTACCACAATTACAATACGTTCCACCAACAATGTCTATTGCTGGTACAGACGGAACAACTGTATTAAAAGATGATGACTTTGGAAAAATTATTTTCTTATCACAAAGCGGAAGTTCTGATTCAGCTATTACTTTACCTCCTCCAACTGCTGGTGGTACGCTAACTATGATTGTAGCGACTACTCCTAGTGGTTCTGGTGATATTGTAATTAGCTCACCTACTGCTGATACAATAGTAGCTTTAAGTACTGCTGATGCTGATGCTGACGGTGCAAGTAATTTACTTGCAGATACAGTAACAGTAGAAGCTGCTGCTATTGGTGGTGAAAGAATGGAATGGGTAGCTGATGGTACTTATTGGTACTGTACAGTAATTCAGAGTGCTATTGGTTCTATCACATTTGCAGGATAATATTCTGTAAATAAATTTGAATTAAGGGAGGGCTTTATGCTCTCCCAAAATTCTTTATATTTGTAATATGAATTTAGTAGAATATTTAAGAAGCATTGCTAAAGACCCAGAAGAATGGGACAGAAAACAAATGGAAGGTGCAGAAAAAAATAAAGTGCGTTTTAATATTGGTGGACAGTCTGGATTCAAATGGCGTAAACATTCACAAAACAAAACATGGATAGAAAACGGAAATGTTGTAAAAGAAAGTAAAGGAAAAAGAATTAAATAACAGGGAACTTAAAAATAAAAAAAAATGAAAAAACATATAGTATTAGTAAAAGCAAGAAATGTAGAAAAATTTAATTACTGTAAATTTGGTAATTATAAAGACGAAAGAGGAAAAAATAGAAAATTAATTGACCCAAATGGTGAAGAAATATCAGGTTACGAAATGTTTAATGCTGTAAAATCACTAGATATTAATGATGAAGATGACAGAAGAATATATGAATTTTTAAAAGACCATCCATTAATTAAAAATGGTGGCAAATTTGTTATTCAAGACATGAGAGCAGAACAAGAAAAAGCTGCTGAAGATTCTATTGAGTCTGCAAAAGCTATTACAACTGCTTCACAACTTAATATTAATGAATTAAAAAACTTATCTATACTAATGGGATTATCACCTAATTTAGATGATATGATGCTTAAAGCAAAAATTATACAATTTGCAAGTGATAATGCTACAAAGTTTTTAGCTACACTTAATGATGTTGATAAAGAACACAGAGTATTTTTAAAACAAGCATTAGATAAACAAGCTTTAACAAAAGTAAATGGTGTATGGAAGCATGGTTCAAATAATATTGGATTAACTGACGACCAAGCTATTGTGTGGTTAAAAGAAAATGCTGATATATACGCAATGTTAAAACATCAAATGCGTACAGGTGAAGTAGCACCAGTAGAACAAAAAGAAGAAAAAATTGAAGTATCTACAAGTTCTTCTACACCACAAGGTCTCAAAGAATTAATGGAATAAATGACAACAACTGAAGCATTTGAATATTTAGATTTATTATTAGATAAAGCTGACCAACCATACTTTATTGATTCAGAAAAAGAAAAGTTTATAAATTTAGCTATAACTGAGTTTATAAATAAATACTATGATAAAATAGATTCTAACTCAGAATCAAGAACAGCACTAAATGGTTTATATAAATTTGCACAACAAGATAGTGCTGACATAGCTACATGGAATTTTGCAAATAGATATGATATAACTGATAATTTTTTTATGTATCCAATAGCTGTTAAGGTTAATGATAATGAAGCTGAGTTTAAAGGATATAAAGAATATGTAGAAGATTTATCTACAAGCGACCCATTTAATAAAAGCAATACAGATTATCCTTCATATGTTGTAAATAATAATGGTATAAATATGAATCCAGCTCCAACTACATATTTTAGATTGGTATACTTATATAGACCAACAATTACAGAGGCTTTTGATGATGGTAAAGTGCAAGAAAATTATCAAATAGAAATATTAAATATAGCTTCAAGAAAAATGTTTGCAAACATAGAAAGTCAAAGCTATGAAATGCAAAGTATAGAAACTGAGCGAGGTATAAATCAATAAAGATTTTAGCTCCCTGCTGCATTGATAGGCTAATGTGTATATTTACGCAGAGGCCTATCTTTGTTATTAGAGAAAAAAACACTAAATTTGTAATAATTTAAGAATACCTATGGCTACATTAAATGAAATAGCATATAATATAAAAAACTTGGCTTATAATGGCGATACTAATGAAGAAGAAAATATAGGTATTAGACAGATTAAGTTTTGGATACATTATCATAGAGCTAAAATTATTAAAGAATTAGCTAGAGAAGGAAAAGGTGTACCACAAGAATGTTTACAAAGATATGTTTTTGATGAGAACGAACATTTTCAATATCAAAATAATTCTGACTTTTTTACTTATGTAAGTGGTTTGACTAATTATCAACCTGAAGATTTAGTAGCTTCTTCTAAAAGAACATTGTTGTTAGCAAGTGCTGGTGGAGCTGGAATATATACATCAGAGTTTTATGGAAATGATTATTACCCACAAGATAGAGGAGGACAAGCAGACGAAATGGGTCAAATAATTTTAATATTACCAGAAATTTTAAATATAGATGGGTATGGGGTAAAAAATTTAAAAATAAATAGAAGAAAAGCAACAATAGGAGGAGCTGGCCATAATGTAAATCATATAGACATTCCAATTACAGACAAAACTATATCTGTAAGGCATGGATATAGTAGATTTGGTAAAAAAAGTATAACTTCATTTATAGAAAATAGTGCATCGCAACAGCTTTTAGTAATTAGAAATTTACAGTCTGTATATAGGCAATCTAATCAGCAAGATGATATAGGTGAACCAATACTATATAGAGCAACAGCTAATTTGTTATTGTCAAATCCTACTGATTATAAACGATGGAATAATGATGATGATATGTATCCATTCCCAGATTATTTAGTAAGTGATTTAACAAGAGCAGTAATGCAAGAAATGCAAATAGCATTAAACACACAACCAGACATGGTAACTGATGGATACGATACAACAAGAGCGCAAGTTCAGCAGAGAGCACAAAGATAAATATATATCAACTAGAGATATATATAAAAATATAAAAAAAGAACTTAGAGTAAATACTAAGTGGAGCAGGAGAAAAAAAGAATATAGAACAAAAGAGTTAGATTATTCTACATTTTATTCTATAGTAAAAAGGTTCTTAGAAATATTAATAAGAGACTTAACTGAAAGGTTTGAGCTTATACATTTACCTGAAAATTTAGGATATTTGTATATAGATAAAAAAGAACATAAAAGACCTTTTCATATAAGAGTTGATATAAAAGAATCAGATAAGTTAGGTAAAATAATAAAATATAAAGTACCTATATTAGATGATTACTATTATAAATTAGTATGGAAAAGACCAAAAAAATTTGCTAGATGTAAAATTATGCCTTTAGCAAAATTTAAAAAAAGTATTAATAAATTAAAAAAATAAATTATGGCATTAACAGGGGAACTAACTTATAAAGGTTTAACAATATCTAATTGTTATTTAAAAGTAATGCAAATACATCATAGAGCTGTAGATACTTCAAATGAAGCTGAAGATGGCACAGTAACTTGGAGTAAAGCAAATCATGCTGACTATTCAGCTAGAGTATATAAAGACGCATCTGCTTATGGTTCAAATCCAGATGAGGCGGTATACACTATAACTGGTACATTTACACCATCAGTAGCTAATGGCGCTAATTTAAATATTGTAAAACAAACCTACGAGCATTTAAAAACATTAGATGCTTATAAAAGTTTAACAGACGCATAAAAACTAAAATATGGCAACAAGAATAACAGGCGGTACTCTAACAGTTACAATTACTGAGTCTTTAACAATGACGCATTCAACTAGTGCTGATAATAGAACGCATAGCCAAACTGTAACAAAAACATTTGCAAATATAGACCAGCTTAATACAAGAGTATTAAATTTACCAAATACAAATCAAGTTAAAGTAATTGATTTTGGTGGTACAGCAGCATCTGCACCAGGAACTTTTTTAAGAAGTGCAGTAGAATACATTAGAATTACAAATTTGGATGATACTAATGGTGTTGCTGTAATACTTGAAGATACTGGAGCTGATACAGCAGCAATATTAGTAGACCCTGATTCTAGTTTATTATTAACAGACACACAAGTAGAAGCATTTACAAATGGTAGTGCGTTTAGTGGCTGGAGCGATATAGATGAAATATTTTTAAAAGCGTCTGCTGCAAATGTACAAGTAGAGGTTGTAGTAGCAACAACAGCTTAAAATATTAATTATGCATATATCAGTAAATAGAGTTTTTAATAATGTAGCTCGTAATTTAGGGCTTAATAACTGGATAGAGAATGTAGATTCATGGGCTGAATGGGCTTTTGAAGCTGAACAGTATATTGGAAGTAATCAAACTTTTCTTGAAAAAGAAATAACTTATTCTGATACTACTGCGGCTGCATCTGCTACTATAACATGGACTGCAAACCCTACACACAATTCATGGATTTCTATTAATGATACTAAAATATTTTTTAGGGATGCAAATAAAATTATTGGTAATGCATCAGATACAGAACAGTCTATAAAAAGTGCAGGAAAATTTACTATATTAAATTTATTAGATGTAATTAATGAATCTAATTTTGATAACACAATATCTAATATAACAGCTACAAGTGATTTTGCAACTACTGGTGATGCTGACCACGCTATATTAACTTTAACATATAATGTACATGGAGATGTTGGTAATCATGTAAAAATAGATAGTAGTGGAGAAGGAAAACTTAGTTCTGATACTTTAACTGGAGGAAAAGAGCGCTATCATAGTAATCAACTTAGATTGCCTGACAATATGGTAAAAATGTTATCTGTAAGAGTAGGAGATAGTATAGTAACACCAACCAGTTCAAAATATAAAAGCAAAGTAGACAGTATATTAGATAGATATTATATAAATGGAAATAGATTAAATTTTTCTAGTACAGACTATACTGATGATATTGTTGTAACTTATTTAGCTGTACCAATGTCGCCAGAAGGATGGCCTATGGTTAAACAAGGACATGAAGAAGCAGTTGCTACTTATATTATGTGGAAACACAAACTTATAGATTACTATGCTGCAAAAGTTCCACAGTATATTGTAAAAGATTTAGAAAGAAGATGGTACTGGCTTTGTGGACAAACAAGAGGTAATGATAACATGCCTAATTCTGCTGAACTATTAAAAATAGGAAAATTATGGAATTCAAAAATTCCTATAACATCACACAATGCACCATTTTATGACGGATTAAATAGTTACTAATGGCACAGAAAAGCAAACCTACTACTTTTTCTAAAGGTATGATTTCTGATAATGACCAGCGTTATCAAGAAGAAGGCTCATACAGAGACGCTCAAAATATTCAATTAATAAATAAAGATGGAGCTACATTTACAGTAGAAAATATTAATGGTAATATACAAAAAATAGATTTAGTAAATCCAAGTGTAACTATTGAAAATACACCAGAATTTGATACATATTGGACTGGAGGAACTATAAACTTTCCATTTCAAAATCCAGTTTTTTCACAAGTAGCAGGTTTTTATTCTAATATAGTAGGTCATTATTCATATAATAACACATTACTATTAATTATTGTAGGATTAAATGATGAGTCTGTTGATATGACAGATTTTAAAACTATATTTTTAACACTTGAGTTTGATAATGAAGGAAACATAGATAAAATAGTTGATTTAAAAGTAGCTTGGGAAGAAAGTGAATATAATGGAAACGTAGTAACTAATAGCCATCCAAACTTAAATATGGCACCAAATGTTTCTGTAAAAGTAGAAGGTATTATAGAAAATGAATGTTTAAATAGAATATATTTTACGGATAATATAAACCCTTTAAGAACAATAAACTTAAGAAGTAAAACTTTATATAGCTTAACTACAGATGAAATAAATATTTCACCACAGGCTAATATGAATCAGCCTGTTTTAGATACAGTATTATCAGGAAGATTACCTGTAGGTGTTTATCAGTATGCTTTCAAATATGTAAACGATAATGGGGCAGAAACTGGAATGTCTCCATTAAGTAATTTAATGCACATAAGTAATCAGCCTAGTAATAGTTATAAGTCATATTTTGGAGGACCAAAAGGTCAACTATCTGGAGATGGTTTGGCTATTAAAATATCTAATTTAGACACAAATTACGACAATGTTGAATTGTATGCCTTATTATGGGAATCCTTAGACATACCACCAGTTGTAGCAAAAGTTGCTGTAAAAAAAATAAACACACCCGTAGTTGCTTTTAAACACACAAGTTTTGACAATATAATTGAAAATGGACTAGAAGATGTATTAATTAGAACTAATACTTGGGATGTTTGTAAAGATATAGCAATAAAAGACAATATTTTATTTGCAGCAAATTTAAGACAAACGCAAAATTACATATCAGAAAAAGAATGGAATGTACCAGTATATCGTTTTAATCAAGATGGAAATAGAGCAAGATTAACATGTGATTTTGGTGAAGATATAGTTAGTTGGAATAAATCATCGGGAGTTTTAGAAGAAATAGGAACAACAACTATAGGTGGAGTAGCTTATTCTACTGGTGCTGTAAATATAAATTTACACGCAGATAAATGCGATGGATATGGAACATACGATAATTCTGGTAATTATTTTTATGCTGATGGGGCACATAGATATATAGGACAAGAGCCTGTTGAAAGCGCAACAGGAGCAAATCGTCATGTTTTAGGAGGTGAAAGTTTTGATTTTGCAAATAATGAGCTTGGAGGATGCAGAGTTACATTTTCTTTAAAAAGAAAATTAGCTGACACAAAATATAATAACGGAGGTGTAATGACAACTACAACATATATTGATGCAAATGAACAAGCCGAAGCATTAGAAACAGATAACATAGCAGGAGATAATGACCCAACCTCAACAACAAATGTAATAAATGGAGATACTGTTTATAGAAACACATTATCATTTAGTGGTTCAAAAGACCCACAAATAGCAGGTTCGTTTAGAGGTTATCAAAGAGGAGAAACATATAGATTTGGAGTATTAACATATGACCTTAACGGTAATCCTGGAAATGTTTTGTGGATTGGCGATTTACAAATGCCTACACATTATGATATTCACTATGAGTTAGATTTGTCTAGACATCAATTAGGAAGTCCATCAGGCGATATGGAAATAAAGGCTCATGATTATACACAAGATTATCGTTTGTCAATAAATGGAGGAGAAAGAGTTCCTGCCGCAAAAAGACATTATGACGATAGGCAGTATGATGCTAGTACATCAGCAGTATTAGACAGCTCAACATATGCTCAAAGAAAAGGATATTTACCTGCTGGAGCAGCAAATGAAATGCATTTATTTGATTTACATTTAAATTTTGAATTTCGTATACCAGATGATGTAAGAAAAAAAATATCAGGATTTAGAGTTGTAAGAGCAGAACGAAACGAAGAAGATAGAACAATTATACAACAAGGTTTGTTAAATACATCAACAAGATATGGTATTAAACCAACAGGTGCTGATACCGATAGAGAAAATGGATATGTTGACAAAACTAATATATCAGAAGCTTTAGAGTTAGACCATATTGAAGAAAGAATTGGAAGCCCAGACAAACCAGTTAGCTCAGTTTATGATGATTTGTTAAATGGTTATTTTGGATTAAATAATATATCTGGCAAAGGAAAAAGCTATAATGATACAAGTAAAGTTACAAATTATTATCAAGAAGGAGATGCAAAAGATACTGGACAGTTTAATTCAAATGATTTTACAAATGCTACTGGAAGTGTAATATTTGCAAAATCACATTATGGAGGAAGTCAAGAATTTTCTTGGACAAAAAATAATGTATGGGGTCCATCATATTCTTTTACAGCAAAAGCAGCAACATTAGATAGCCCAGATAGTGCTTTTGGCACAAGACCTTATGTATATAGAGACGGAGACAGATTAAGAGTAGATTCAATATTAAAAGTATTAAATGAAGATAATTTAACCACATCTAATAATGCCCCGAATTATAATGGAACTACTACTTATAATGATACAGTTAAATTTAGTGGAGTTAAAGAAACAGATTCTGATAAAGGCTCAGGTATTATAGTAAATAAATATTCTGTATATGATACTTATTTTAATTGTTATGTAAAAGCATTGCATTATCAAAATTTAACTGTTAGAGCTTATGCAGATAAAGCATATACAACAGATGGTATTAATAATAGTGGTAATAATTATTATCCTTTATCTATTTCACCAGATGATTCAATGAAACAAGTAGATGAAATCCGAAATGCAAAAGAAATAACAGCAGGAGAAATAGTAAGCCCTTCATTTTTTGATGACGCTACTTTACAACAGTGGAATGGTTGGAGTAATCATTCTTTAGGATATGCAGAAAGAAGTTCATATCCAGGCAATCCTAAATTTAGTATTCTTGATGCTGATATTACAAAAGATGAAGTTGAATATGATAATGTTTCTACTGTGCAAACAGGAACAAGAAGTATATTGTTAGAAACAAATGCAATACAAAGAATTAGAAATGTTAAAAAAATATTATGGCAAGGAACATATAACACTCCAAATGGAAATTTAGCAAGTAATGATGCTCATGTATCTAAAATACCATATAAATATTTATGTAGTATTGTAAGACAAAATCCAACACAATATGGCGGCTCAACTAGAGATGCAATATATAATACAACATATATTGTGGCTGGTAATTTTCATAGAGTAAATCAGGATACAGACACTCAACATCATTTATCAACAGTAGCTGGCGGAGATACTTTTGTTAATTTTTACTCACATCAAAAAACATTATCTCCTTTTTCAGATAAATCATATTCAACATGGAATGTTTATCCTGTAGAATCTTATGTAAATACAGATATGCGTTCTGGATTACATTTAGCAGCAGGTGACACTGAGGAAGGCTTTGATATTACAACGCCACCATTTACAAACGATTGGCTTTATAATGAAGTATATTCGCAAGAAAATACATTACAAAGATATTTACCAATAGAAGAAGAAGGTTGTAAGTTTACGGAGTTGCCTTTTGAAATAGCGTATTCAGAAACAAAATTATCAGGAGAAACATCAGATGCCTTTAGAACTTTTCCTATTTTTAATTTTCATAATGTTGAAGCTGCATATGGACAAATTAATAATTTGTTTAATTTTCAAAATGAAATTTATTTTTTACAAGATAAAGGCTTTGGAAGATTATTAGTAAATCCAAGAACATTTATTGCAGACGAACAACAAGGAACACCTTTGTTTACTGGTACAGGAGAAACAATAGAATCACACACATATATATCTACACAATATGGTAATAGACATCAAAGTAGTTTATTGACCACAGAAGATTCAATATATTTTGTAGATGTTTCTAGTAGAAAAATTATTAATTTTAAAAATAGTCAAATAGGTGTGTTGTCTGACAGCAAAGGAATAAAAAATAAAATAGACGATTATTTATTAGAAAATACAAATTTAAATGATACTGTTATAGGTAAAATTGTTGGTAAAGAAAGGCTGCATAATTCAGATTTTCCATTAACTTTTGAAGGTATATCAACAGGATTTGACCCAATAAAAAGAGATGCAATTTTTACATTTAAAGCAGAAAGCCAAATAAGTCCTGGAGGAAAAACAAGAAAAATAAATATTGATGGTTATCCTGAAGGTTATTTAACTTTAGTGTATAATGAAAATTTAGAAGCATTTACAAGTAGATGGTCTGTTGCACCTCAACAATGGATATTACATATGAACAAATTATATACGCCTAGAAGAAGAAGCTCATCTGCAACAGGTATATCTAACTTTAATCCTAGAGGTTATGCTCATGGACCTTTAGAATTATGGGAATGGGGAAAACATCCACTTGATAACATAGGATATGGAAAAACTCATTTCTTTTATGACGAACAACCGCCTTTTGGTGGTGTTGCAGCTAAAGCAACAGCCGTAGTACCAGTTTTTGATGATGATGTTTTGATACAAGAATCAAAAATAACACATGTTATTAATGATGCATCTTTAGATACTAAAGTTTTTGATAATATGCAAATTATAAAAACAGGAGACCAATTAAGCACAAGTGTATTTAAAACAGATTTAGTTGATGCTCAACAACAAATAATTTTAACAACAGATGTTAATCCTTTGGGTAGAGCAAAATATAGAGAAGGCATACTAAGATTTAATTTAAGAGGAAATCCTGTTGGAACAAATCCAGGTAATTTTACAAGAAGAATGAGAGGAACATATTTAGAAAATACTATTACAGCTATAAGTAAAGAAAAATTTAATATCTTTGCAATACTAGCTAAGTACAGAAAATCCTACAATTAATGTCAATAAGAGATATAAGAAAATTACAACGTCAAGGGTATACAGATTATACCCAAGAAGATGAAAATTTTTTTCAAAATATAGACCCATCATTTGAAGGATATAAAAACTATGGTGTAGTTGCCGATAAAAGAAGTGCTGTTGACGAAGCAGTACAGCAAGCTGGAGGATACTACGAAGCTCCAGACACAACACAACAAGATGCAAGCACATTAACTGTATTAGGAACAGCAGCAGCTAACTATGGTAAATGGGAGCCGTATGCTTCTTCTTTATTAAGAAAAGGATTTCCTAATGCAAGTTTTTCTTCAACACAAGTACCGTTTGCTCCAGGAACATATGGAACAACAGGTGCAAAAACTACTTTAGGGGCAGCAGCAGGAAAATATTATTCTAATTTAACTTCAGGTACATCTGCTGGAATAGGTCCAGGGGTTGGAACAGCATTAGCAGGATATGCTATACAAGAATTTTTTGGCGATGATGACCCAACAACATATACAGCAGCAGAACAAATAGGTTCTGGGTTACAAGGAGCAGGAACAGGAGCAACTATAGCTTCTTTAGCTGGTGTAGCAGGACCAATAGGTTTAGCAGTAGGAGCATTTTTAGGATGGCGTAGTGGAAAAAAGAAACAAAAAAAAGCTATAAAAGAAGCTCAACAAAGAAGACAAGAAGAAATAGCTGAAATTTATGAAGAAAATAGAATAGATTATGGTGAGCTAGCAAAACAAGAAGAATATTTTAAAAATAGAGCAATGTTTGAAAATCCATATGGTGCAACAGCTTCTAGTCAATATGATTATGTTCCATCATACGCGCATGGAGGCTATCATTTTAATTATCAAGGTATGGGCACTGGACAAACAGGAGGTCCCGCTCCAACAGGTGGAGGAGCACCTACAAGCCCTCCTAATACACAAAGTAGTTCTGGTATGTCCCCAATAACAAGAAGTAATTATTTTAGTACAGGAACAGGTATGGCTAGCGGATTTAGACAATATTTAGATGGTATACGTACATACAGCCCAGTAATAAACGAAGGAGTATTTGTAGGAGGCGCATCTGATAGAAGCGAAGTAATTGAAGGTAGGGGTGGTGATGTTAGTGCTGGTAATTTTTTACAAAGAACAGAAAGCAATAAAGAAAAAGGTTTTTATAAAAAAGGAGAAAAAGGAATGAAAGTTGCTGAAGTAACAGGCAATGAAGTTATAATGCCAGCAGATAGACAAAATAAAATAGAAAAAGCATTGGCGTCTGGTGACACAGAAACACCAGGTAAAATAATGAAACAAACTTTAGCAGAAGGCAAAGTTACAAAAGGTGATGCAAGTCATGATAGTAATCCTATGCCTATAATGTCAACAGGAGCTGTTTTAGATAAAAATGGAAAAGATACTGGATTAAAAGCAGATAGTGGCACGGGTATATATCATCAAGCTAGTAAACAATTTAAACCTGGAATGAGCAATAGCGAAATGACAAAGATTATTAAAAAGAACATACAAAGTTGGAAAAAACAAGGTAAAGCATGACTGTTTCTAAAGAAAAAATATATAATTATTTAATAAGCAAAGGTTTGACAAGAAATCAAGCTTTAGGAATGATTGTTAATATTCAGGCTGAAAGCGCATTTGATTCCGCAGCTGTAGGTGACAATGGAGCATCATATGGTTTATTTCAACATAATTTATCACGTAGGGATGCAATGGTAGAATACATTAAAGAAAACTATGATGATAAAGACTGGAAAACTAATTGGAAAGGTCAAATAGATTATGCTTTAACAGAAAAAGATACTCAAACATATATGGGTATACAATTTGATTCACCAGAAGAAGCATCTAAATGGTTTACAATAAACTGGGAAAGACCACAAGACAAAGAAAAAAAAGCAGAAGAAAGAATTTCTGTATTAGAAGATTATAAAAATGAAGATTGGTTTCAACCAAAAAAAGAAAAAGCTCCAGAAGTAACATACAGTCCACCAGTAATAGGACCTGATGGTGAAGTAATATCAGGAGGAGTACCACAAGGAGATGATGTAGACAGAAGCGATATAGAAAGAAGCTTAGAAGAAAATAAAGGAATAGTACAAAAATATTCTAGCTGGGATGATTTTTACAATAATTATGACAAAGTAGATTTAGAAAGACCAATTCAAATTGGAGATAATCCTAGTTTATTAAAATTTAAACAAAGACCACAAGGTGCAAAAGGAGATGGAGAGTTTTTTATTATTGGAGATGACGGTAAATTTTTAGCAAGAGGAGGTCAAAGGTTGACACCGTTTGGTATTGTAGACAAAGAAGACCCAAACTACACACAACTATTATTACAAAGAGAAGCTAGAAGAAAATATGAAGAAAGAAAAAAATTAGAAACTCAACAAAAGGCAGCTGAAGTAGTTGAAGAAATAGAAGAAAAAGAATCTGAAATAAATGTTGATGATTTAAATGACGAAGAATATAAAAAATATTTAGAAGATAATGGCTATGGATTTTTATCACAAGATAAAAGCAGAATATTTGAAACATCTGAAGAAAGAGATGAATATGATAATAGTTTAAAAGTACCACAAACAGTAGAAACCGAAGAAGAAGCTCAAGAACAGACTACACCTCAGCCTGAAACAAAACAAAAATCTACTTTAGGTGCTTTAGGAGATATAGGAGGTTTAATTGATGGTTTAGGAGGAGTGCCAGCAATTATAGCTGGAGTTATGGGGGCAAAAGGATATAATGCAGCAATGAAAAAAATACAAGTTAGGGACTATCCAGAACTTTCTACTGCATTTAAACAGCAATTATATAATTCAGAACAATTAGCAAAAATAGGTTTTACACCAGAAGAAGAAAGAGCTATTAGAGATGATATAGACGCAGCATACAGAAGCGGTATTGAAAATATGGTAAGAGGAACAGCAGGGGACAGAGCTAAATTTTTAGCTACTTCAGGCGTATTAGATGCTAATCGTAGTAATGCATTATTAAAGTTTGCAGCAGAAGATGCAGCAGTAAAAAGACAAAATCAAGCTAATCACAATGCTTTATTACAATATGCAGAAGAATATAATTCAAATAAATCAATAGCATTAAGACAAGAAGAATTAGCTATGCAAATGCAAAACAAACAATCAGCTGCTGAATTTGCATCAAGCGCTTTTGCCTATGTTATGGATGGTATACAAGATGCTAGAAGAATGAAAGGTCCTTATGGTAAATATGTAGAGTATATAAATAATAAAATGACTGGAAATGATAATTCAGTTCAATTAGAAACTAATTTATAAAATATGGATTTTGGAGGATATACGTCTTTAAGAGGGTTTTTTGGTAGTGCTGAAAAAAAAGCACAAAGAGTGCAAGATTTACAATATGCACAAAACCTTATGACTGCACAGCAAAATGATGCTATTCGTGAAATGCAGTATAGAACATCACAACAAAATTTAATTAATGAAGCAGATGCATTAGCACAAGAAGTTTTATTAGGTAAGGGAGTAAGACCAAAAGATAGAGAAGATATTCAAAACTATGCAAGTGAATTAATGACTCCTATTAATGATATGATTAAAAAATATGGTTCATATGAAAGAGCACTTGCAAATGGGTTAGATAGATTAGTAGCAGACTATAGATATAAAATTACCAATAATGATACTTTAGCAAGATTAAAATTAAATCAAAATAATTTTAAACAATTAATTTTAGCAAAAAATGATGCTAAAACTGCTGATAGAATATTTCCAAGTGATATAGAAAATTTAAAAAAGTTTGAAGCAGGAGAAACAGATTACATAACATATAAAGGAGTTATGAATAATATGGATAATTCTTTTATAGATTCTTTACCAGTTAATCAACAAATAACACCAGAAATGTATTTTGATGCAAATAAAATGAGTGTTATGGAAAACTTTACAAGAGATACAGGAATTAATGCTGAAGATGTTCCAGAAACTTATTTAATATCTTGGATGAATAATACATATGGTTTTGATGAAAGATTACCACAATACGGTAAAAAAGAAATTAAAACAACACCTGGAATGTTAGTTGCAAATAATTTAAAAGGAGCTCCTGTTATTTCAGACCCAACACAAGATTATAAAAAATTATTTGAAAGCAGTTCTTCAGGAGCTGATATAGCTATGGATAGTTCTTTTGGTTATGATTATGATTCACCTCCACCAACTAAAAATGGTATAACACTTAATGCTAGCGGTAGAGTATTTGCTAATACTCCAAATTTAGAAATGTTAATACTATCACATGTTAATCAAGGAAAACAAGGTAATTTAGAAAGAAAAAGAAATGGTTCTATAGAAATTAATAACAAAGAAGCAAAAGGATTGTTTAATTTTAGAGGTGATGAAATTAAAGATAATGATATAGGTTTCTTTGATGTTGAATCAAGTGAATATGATTTAGAATTTAACGGTATGTTTATAGCACAAAAAGTAACAGGAACAAATAAAGATACTGGCGAAAAAGAAACATTTTTATTAACAAAAACTGGCGACAAAAGCAAAATAGAAGAAATAAAGAAAAATTATTCAGGATTGTCTTTTACATCTACATATGTTGCAGCATATACAGAATCCGATATTATATTTGATGATGTATATTATGAAGAAATAAAAATGACAGATTCATTATTAGCTGCACTAAGTAGTGACGAAAAAGTTAATAAAGCCTATACAACAGTAAAAAATCAAATGGCTGTAAATCAACAATTAGAAGCTAAAGAAGCTGTTAGACAACAGTCATATATAAGAACTCAACAAGAATTAAGTAATTTATATGCGGGCGGTGTAAATGGAGGGGCTGATAAATTATATAATGCATATGGTCAGCAATTAAATTATGGTTTAGTTTCTGTTGGAATTGACCAAAAAATGTTACCTTTGGTTTTGGCTGAACTTATGGAAACAGTAAATCCAGATGATGTAAATGCATCGGATTCTTTACGAAAAAGTATTAATAGTTTTCCTGTTATAGCTACAGCTCCACAATTTCAAAGATATTATGAAATATTAAAATCTGGTAATGTAAATGAGTTTTTTAAATATTTACAAGAAAAAAAGCCAAAAAGCGCAGACAAAATAAAACAAAGAGCAAAACTTTGGGGCAAGTATATAAATAGAAAATAATGTCAAAAGTAAATTTTTTATCAGGATTATCAGCTGATGCTGAAAATACAGCAGGTTTAAATGTAGAGTCACCACAAGAAGATATAAATAAATATGATAGTGGTATGCCTGAAGAATTTACTTTAGCAGATTTAAGTTCTATTATAACACAACAAGAGGCAAATCAAAACAGGCTTGAAGTACAAGCAAGACAACAAGCACAACAACAAATATTACAAAGAGACACACAGCCTATTAGAGAATTGCAAAGAGGTTTAGTTGAAGACCAAGAATTTGCAAGTCCAGACGCTGTTATAGGTAGTTTTAGGTCAGATGTTTCAAGAAGTTTTGTTGCAGGCTGGGGTGATTTAGTAGAAGGCACAGGAAATTCATATGATTTTTTAACATCTTTAATTACACCATGGGAAGCAAAAGTAGAAACTAGTATTGGTAATTGGTTAAGAGATACAGGAAAAAAAATACAAAATAATAATGCAGTATATGCAGACGCATCTTTAGACGAAGTTAGTTGGGCAGATTTAGCAAATGAAGAATTTTGGTCAACAAAAGTTGCTAGACTATTACCATATGCTTTATCTTTTATTGTACCATATGCTACAGGCGCAAGAATAGGTGGTAAACTTTTAATAGGTGCAGCAGGAAGATATGGAAAACTTGGTAAAGGATTAAAAGGCTATGAATTTAAAACAAAAGGTTCTGGTGTTTTAGGCAAGTTAGCTTTTGATGCAGGAACAAAAGGTGTTCAGTTAACTAAAGCAGGTAAATTGTCTTCAGGTTTAATTGGTGGAGGTATGACTGCTAATTTAACAGAAGGGGCATATGTTGCAGGAGAAGCACTAAGAGAAGCAAAAGAAAAAGGCTTAGGAGATAAAGCGGCAGAAAGTATAGCGGCAAATGTTTATTTAGACAACATGAAATGGATGGCATTTGACATAGTACAATTTGGTATTGCCTTTGGAGGCTTAGGTAGGGTAACAGCTGGTTTGACAAAATTTGGAGCGGATAAAAAAAGTTTTTTAGCTAAAATTTCCCCTATATTAGCTAATACAACAGGTTTAGCAGCAGTAGAAGGTGGCTTTGAACAGTATCAAGAAGTATATCAAGAATGGATTAAAAGAAAAGCTATAGCAGAAAACGAAGGTGATGATTTTATGTCATATAGTGAGTTTTTTGCTTCTCCAGAAATGAAAGAAACAAGAGTTAGTGCATTTGCTTTAGGAGCTGTAATGGGTGCGCAAGGAGGATTTATAGATGCGCAAGCAGAAAGAAGCTACCAATTAGAAGAAAAGAAAAAGAAAGCAAATAATATTATAGGAGGAGATAATGAATTAGGTGAACTTAAATACACAGAAAAAGCATTAGCAGAATCTATTATAGACCATAATGGAAGTGGAGATTATGCAAGAGCTTTTTTAGCTGACCAATTATCAAATAATAGAATATCACAAGAAACACATGATACTTATATACAGGCTGTAGAAAAATATGAAGAAATATACAATAGGTATAATGTAGAAGAAAATCTAATGGATAATGCAAAAGCTGAAATATTTAGAGAGCAGCTTTACATAGAAGAACAAAAAGCACAATTAGAAGTTTTAAAAGAAAGTAAAGAAGAAGCAATAAAAAACGCTAATGAAATATTTAAAAACGACCCAAAAGGATTACAAGAAAGATTAGAACAAATTGAAGAAGAATTTGGAGAAGTTGCAGAAAATGCTATAAGAAAAAATATTGCTACATCAGAATCAAGAATAGCTAATATATATAAGTTAAAAAGAAAAAAACTAACTAAAAAAGGTGTTCCAAAAAAATCTTCTACAGGTTTGTCACAAGAAGAATATGAAAAGTTTTCAAAAAAAGAGGTAGAAAAAAAACAACAAGAAAAAGCAGATAGGCCTGGATTATTAAGAAGAGCAGTTGGTGCAATAAAAGGAGCTGCTGGTAAGGTAAAAGAAGTTGTTACATCACCAAAAGAAACAGCACAAAAAATATCAGATGAATTAAAAAGTGCTGCGACTACATTTAAAAATAGTGCTTTTGCAAAAAAACAAGGACAAAATTTAAAAAATATAATGTCTAAAGCTGGAGGTATAGTAGATGCAGCAATAGATAAATCAAAAATGACTTTATCAGAAGCACAGGCAGCAGCTGTTGCAGCAGTCAAAGCATCTGATATAAAAGGAAAAACAAAAGCATTATATGATTATGTTAGACAATTTGTAAAAAATAAATATGATAATGATAGTGATGTAAGCATGGAAGAAACTATAGATGCAGAATTTCAAGATGTAACAGAAATGGAAACTATAGACATGACTGACCCGCAAAATATAACCGTATCAAGTGAAGAAGTTTTAGAAGAATTGAAAAAAAGAAATGAAGATGATGTTTATACAAAAGAACAATATAAAGAAGTAGAAAAAGAATTAAAGCAAAAGAAAGCTGAAGAAAACAAACAAAAACAAAAAGAGTCTAAAGAAGACGTAAAAAAAAAAGACCAAATTAAAGTAGAAGACTCTAAAGAGAGTCTTATCAAAAGAATTGGCAATAAAGTATACGACACCCTTTATAGCACAGCATCTAAAACAAAAGCAGCTGTAGTAGCATTATTTGATAATGTTAAATATAAAGCAGCAGGTGAATACAGCGAAGCACAATTTAAGCTTGATAAATACAATTATGTTAAAGTTGCTTTAAGAGACCATATAAATAAAAAATTTCCAAATAAAAATATAGTAGTAGTAGAAGAAGAATTTTTAGATTCTTTTGGATTTAAACAAACTTCACTTGTTATGAGTAGTGTAGTATTAGTAACTACTAATGAAGCTCTACAAACGGGTCTAATACACGAATTAGGACATCCTTATTATAAAATAAACAAAGACACAGCATTTATAAAAGCTTTAAATAAACTGTTAGTAAAAACAGATTTATATCAAACAATAAAAGATAATTACCCAGACTATGTAATGTTTAAATTTGGGAAAGCTAAATTAACAGCAGGTGAAATATATTATGAATTAAGAGATAATATAAACAATGCAAATGATTCTGATTTAAAAAATATAATAAATAGAATAACAAATGCTAAAAATGAAAAAGATATGTTACAGGCATATTTTGCTTTTAATAAATTTATAGTAGACAATAATATTGCAAAAGAATTACCACAGCTACAACAAGAAGGTTTGTTAGAAGAAGTTTTTGCAACTACATTAGAAAGATATGCTAAAGACGGCATAAACTCTATATTGCCTAATAAAAAAGATGCGCAACAATTTGAAAATGAAATACAAAAAATGTGGAAGTCTACTAAAAAAGGAGCTCCTACAGAAGAAGAGGCGAAACAACTATTAACTATAGCTGTGCCACAAACAAAAGATATGACGCTTGAGAATGCATTTAAATATGTATTAGCAAACTTAAGTGATAATTCTATTGTGCCTAAAGTAACAAATTCAAAAAAAGGCAAACAAATAAATTATAAAAGAAAGTTATTTAAAAGAATATCATATCAGTCACAACTAGAAAAAATTATTGATAAATATAAAAATGAAAAAGTTAGTGATAAAGTTAAACTGATAAATATAACAAGAGAATTATATGAAGAATTAGGAGCTCCTGATATTGATGAAGCAACACAAAAATTAATACAAAATCATATACAAGCTAGATTAGAACAAAAAAAGATAAGCGATACAATAGATGTTTTATTAGAATTAGAAGATACTGTAATAGAAGAAACTGAAGACATTGGAATAAACTATGATGATAAGAACTGGAGCGATAGTAAAAAATATAGAGATATATTAAATGCATATTCTAAAAGTAGAAGCACACCAGACAATTTAGTAAAGCTAAATAAATTACGAAAAGAATTTTTATTAATAACATTTAGAAATAAAGCCGCTTCACCTGCTGAGTTTGCTCAAGAAGTAAGAAACTCTGACGTAGAAATTGTACAAGATTTTGTAGCTTTTTTAGAAGAAAGCAAACAACATAAAGATAGGGTTAATAGTATATTAGAAGGTTTTGGAATAAACTATTCAGGATTGGTAATAGAAAGATTTTTTAATTTTGACCACACATCAAAAGGAATAGTAGGTAAATCTATGTTAAGCTCTATAGAAAAAAGATGGATTGATTCTAGTGTAAAAGCTGCACAAAAAGCACAAGGAACAAAAAATCAAAATCCACAGTTTCATAAAGACATAGAACAAATGTTAAAAAAAGACATAACGCCTGATGAAGCTATAGCTATTATACAAAAAGTATTTGCTGGAGTAGATGAATTAAACCATTTAGATTTAGATACAATTAAAACACAAAAAATAAATTATAAAACACAAGGGTTAAGATATGTTCATGAAATACTAAATGATAAAAGAAATAAAAAACAATTTTACAACAATACGTATGGAGTTCAATTTTTATCAGGATTTAAAGATGTTTATAGAGGTATATTAGAAAATTCTAGATTAGAAAATCAAGTAATAGGAATACAAGATGTAAATAATAATCGTGTATCAATATTAAATAAAGAAAGCTCTATATACAAAACAATAAATAATCTTAAGCAAGAATATAAAAATAATCCAGGTGAGTTTATTAAAAATTATGATACAGAAAATAATTTTATATATAATTCAATAATAAACAATGTAGATGTTGATTTATTACAGTCTGGAGGTTTGTTTTCTAATATTACAAATAAAAAAGCATCATATGACCAGCTACAGACTACAGAAAAATTAATAATAGAATTATTAGGTTTTGTAAAAGCAGAAGATTTTTATTTACAATCTATAGGAACATTAGCGGATAGTAAAAGAAGTTATTATGTACTAACTCCAAAATTAAATAAAAAAGAAATAAAGCAACAGTTTGATAAATTTATTGAGTTAGGATATGATAAATATACATATCAAGATGGAAGTCCAGTTGTTAATTTAGATGAAATAACACAAACTATTGACATAATAGACAAGATACAAAGAAGTGAATTTAAAAATTTAGCTAAAGGCACAACTAGAGACGAAATAAGACAATATGTAGTTAATAGCATTATACAAAAGTTTTATATACAACAGGCCTTAATTGGAGACCACAGATTTTTTAAAAATGAAAAAGACTATGTTAAAAGAGCTAAAGGAGCGTCAGCAATGCATACACAGCCATTTAAAGATACTCCTATAGAAGTTTTAGTATATGAAGACATAGGTATTGAAACTGATGGTGGAGGCTATATAACGCAAGAACAAGCAAAACATATAAATAATTCTTTTTCTGATGTAATAGATGTTGGAGAGGTATATAAGTTTGTTTATTATAATATAGAAACAAATAATAAAAATAAAAATATATACAAAAGACCAACATATTTAAAGTTTAATGTTCAAACAATAACGCTTGAAGAAGAAGAAAAAAATCCTGTATTAAAAAAAATAGCAGATGATATTAGAGCAAGACAAAAAATTATTGCAGATAGTCAAGGTATAGATGCCGACCATAGTCATTTAGTTATTGCAACATTTGAATCTGGAGCAAAAGCATATAATAAAAATTTTATACACAATATAGACGACAGTATAGATACAATTAATGAAAAACAAAATGAATTGTACTATGATGGAGATATTAATACAGATACATATAAATGGACAGGTATAGATGGAAATGGTTTAGGTATACAGGTTGAATTAGATAGATTAAGACAATCAAGAAGTTTAGGTAGTCAAGTATTACCAAATATATTACCTGGTGTTATATCTGAATCTAATATAGAGTTAATGACAGAAATATATGAAAATGTAATTGCTGATTTAGTTGAGTCTTTAGAAAACAATTCTACTAATATAATTAAAAATAATAATGAATTAAATAATAAAGACAAACAACAAATAATTACTTTATTAGAAAAAGAAAAAAATGAATTAGCAGGAAATATAACAGAAGAAGGTTTTGGTTTAGAAAATGTAGAGCTATCTAAAATAGCTAGTAGGCATTTACCTATATTGTATAATAAAATAAAAAAAATATACAATAATAGAATATCAAAAGATGGAGGTATGTTAGAAACTCCAGGCTCTATAGGAATACAAGGAGCTAGTGCTGGATATAATTTAAATCATTTTAAAACAGTAAATGAACTTATAGAGTTAAATGAAGATACCGACTATGCAGAACAATTAGAAATACTTGTAAAACAAGGTAAAGGTGATTATGTAGTTAGTGAAGCAATAGTGCCAAATTACTATAAAACAGGTAAAATGAAAATGAAAAAGGGTACATTATTTTTAGGTTCAAGAATACCTATACATGGACCGCCATCTAATGTTGTTTTTATAGTAAAAGATTTTCATAGTAAGGGAAAAAAATATGACAATGGTTCACAGTCTCCTAGGTCTATAATAACTATACCATCTGAAATATCAAAGATTATGGGTTCAGATTTAGATGGTGATGCAATATATGTGCAAACACAATATCCTAGTGAGTTTACAGAATATGTAGGTGTAGACCCAGTATTGTCACCAAAAAAACAAAGAGTAAATAAAATACTAGACAATATATATAAAATATATTCATCAGAAGAATACAAAATGCGTAGAGAAAAAGCTATAGATTTTGAAAAAGAAGTTGATGCTATACTAGTTGATTTAGAAAAGAAAAACAAAACAAAAAGAAATAGTCAGTTAAATCCATTAGGAGATTCACAATATTATAATGATAATATACCAGCTAAAAAAAGTATTGGAACATTAGCATCTCTTAATAAAACACTTAATATAGTAGCGCATACAAATGTAAAATTAGAAAACCCAATAACTTTAGGAAACAAAACTATAGATAGAATACAGGACAATAATGATATGTCTTGGTTTGTTGTAGCACAAGCCTTAAATATTGCTTTAGACAATGCAAAACATCAGCAAGCGTATAGACTTGGGTTAACTCCGCAAACAGCTGCACATTTTGCTATATTATTAAGAATGGGTTTTGATTTAAAAACTGTAGCAGAGTTTTACAATAGTGAAGATGTAAAAAACTATTTTAAAAATAAAGAAAAAAATAATACAACAGAAAAAGATACAGTAGAAAAACAAAAAATACCAGTAAATCCAGAGGTGGAATCAATATTGGAAAATCTTAATAATATAAACAAAGAATTAATTGTTATAACACAAGCAGTAGATTTTTATAAAAATATAAATGAAAACTCATATGTTGTAGAATCATTGTTAGAAAATATAAAAGCAGAAACAAAAGCATTAAATAACTCTGATATGGATAGAGTAAAAAACAATCCATTAGTAAAGCATTCAGAAAATATGTTGCAAAGGTCTTTAACAAAATCATATGCTACAGATTTTATGAGAACAGGAGAATCGCAAAGATTTATGGAAATGTTAGACAAATACATAAATTATACAAAGTTTACAGATATACCTAAATTAGAAAAAATTATAAAAACATACCAAGTTTTAAAAATAGGACAGATTATAAATGCTGAATATGAAGGTTTACTGTCAAATGAAATAGAATTTAATGATGCCTTTGGAAATAACAATAAAACATTATATACTGAGTTTTTAAAAATAAAAACAAATAATCCTGATAATAAATTTTTAAATGAATTACTAACTGTTCAAAGTGATGAACAAAGCGGAAAAGCAATAAACATAAGATTAAATCCAAAAGTTGTAAATAAAGATATAATTAATGAAAGTGCTATAGCTTATTACAAAAGTCAATTTAATAAGCTGTCTAAAGAAGAACAAGAACTTATTTTAAAAATAGAATTTTTACAAAATGGTTTAGGTTTTTATAACCAAAGTTTTTTACCTTTTATGTCTACTGATATGGTAAGTCGTATAAGTAACGCAGTAGATAATTATTTTGTTGATAAAAAAATAGAAGGCGTAGACTATAACATAGAACAAGTAAAAAAAGATTTAGTTGTAGTAATGTCAAAAAATGCAGAAGCATTAACTGATAAACAAACTAATAATTTATTTGAGTCTTCATATTATAAAAAATTAAACAAAACAAAATTATTTGAGACAAAAAATGATTTAATGTCTCATGCACAAAACAAAACACCAAGAACAAATACAAACTATAAAAGAAATTTATATTTTGGAAATAAAGATAGCGAGTATTCTAAACTAAAATCAAAATTAACTTTTAAACAATGGTCAGAAGGTCATCAAGGAACTAGAGCAGATTATAATAAATATTCTGAAGACTATGATGATATGAAAAGTTTTGAAGAACAATGGATAGATACTGGTAAATTAGAAACTCTTAGTTTTAAAGAATTATATTTTTTACATGACAGGTATTCTAATTTAAGCAATGGAACTAATGATACAGCTATACAGCAAATTAAAGATGTTATGGCTCGCAAAGCATTTATAACTCAAAGCAAAAAAATAAAACAAGCTGCACAAAAAGCAGGTATGGATGTTAAAGACCCAAAAGACATGACCACAATACAAAAATGGTTTGGGGCAAATAATATACCGCACACTAATCCTGATATACAATTTTTAATAAATACATTAGAACAGCAATACAAAGAATATGTTATTGAAAACAAAAAATATGCAGACAGAATAAATAAAGCTGCTAATGATTTACATCAAAGTAAAAAAAGAGAACTAAGATTTATTATTAATCCATCACAAAGAAATAAAATATTATACGGAAATATGATAACTCAAACACAAAATGGTTTAGAGTTAAGAAATAGAAAAAGATTTTTAACAACTAATCCTTCAGCAGAACAAATTGCTTTTTATGATTTACTTGTTGAAATTACTGGTGAGTTTTCTAAATTTTTACCAGAAAACAAAAGAAGAAAAAATTATATACCACATGTAACGTCTGGTGTAATGGAAGCTATGGGCGCTAGAGGATTATTTGGTTTATATGCATATTATACAGGTTCTGAATCTGATATAGCTAGAGTTAAAGTATTTGGTGTAAATGAAAATGGAAACGAAGTTCTTATGGCTTATGGCGACTGGAAACAATATTATGGAGAAAGAAATAATAAAATAGATTTACCATCAGGTAGGGCTATTAAAGATTTATATAAATTAAAATTAAAAGCAAAAAAGTTTGCAAAGTTAGGACAAAATGAAGACGGTAGTGCTCTTGATATTAGTAGTATGGAAGCAGACAGTTTAGTTGGTGGAGAAGCTTTTAACAGATTTACAGCTAGAAGAACTGTTAGAGCTAAAATGATACCTACGTTTGATTTAGGCAAAGCTCTAAAAGAATATGTAAAAGCAAGTTTATTTGTAAAAGGTAATGATAACTTTATAGGATTTCATTATACAACACCATTAATTGATGCTGTTATAGAATACAATCAAAGCAAAGGAAATAAAAATGCAGCGCAATATTTAACTAAAGTTTGGAAAGAAAACTTTTTACAAAACAAAAAACCTGTAGGAGTTTTAGGAGAAGGAGTAGATAAATATGTTGATGGGTTTGTAAAACTAACATCATTAATACAATTAGGTATGAACCCATTTGTTGCAACTGGTAACATATTAGCAGGTAAATATCAAGAACTACGTAAACGAGGAGGTAATCAGTTTATATTAGGAGAAAAAAGATATTGGAGAGATGTAGATAAAACTAAAGAAATACTTAGTAAGTATAGAGTAATAGAATATAGTATAGATGAATTGGTAGAAAGCACTAATGCTATAGATAAAGCTGCATTCTGGTTTATGGATATTTCTGAAAAATGGATACAAGGAGCAGCATTTTTAGGAGAATTAACAGAACAAGAATTTAATTCTGGCATTATATCTGATGAAAGAGTAAACGAAATAAATGCAAAAATAGCAACAGTACATGGTGAAGGATATACAAGAATAGACCAAAGATATTTACAATTATATTCATTGGGTAGAGCTGTTTTGCAATTTAAAAGATGGTTTGTAACATATCTATTTGATAGATTTAGCGCTGAAGAAATAAATAGATTTGGACAGCACACTATAGGTTCATATACAGCTGGTAGTGTAGCTGCAAAAAAGGTATTTAATATGATTATTGATAGAGGTAAATTTGGTAGACAAGAAGTGTTAGACTCTTATAATGATTTATCAGAAGTAGAAAAAGAAGAATTAAAAGTACTGCTAAGAGGTGCAGGTATATCTATGATTACCTTATTATTAGCTACTTCATTTATGAAAGATGATGATGATGACAATAAAGCTATTGGTAAGTTTTTATATGGAGCTTATGGAGACATGACTGTAGTTACAGACTATAAAAGACACATAAACTATACATTAACACCAGCAGCATGGAGCACACAACAAAATACAGTAAGGTTTATTAAAGATGTTGTAAGCGCCGAAAGAGCAACAAAAGAAAGTAGATATTTACAAAAAGGAGATTATAGAGCTAAATCATCTTTATTAAAAATTATTCCGTTTAAGTATCCAATAAGTCAACTTGTTGAATATGAAAACAGAATGGAAACAGAAACAAATTAATTCACTATATTTGTAATAATTTAAAATAATATAAAATGGCAAACGTTAACGATTTATATAACAAAGGTTTTGGCCAAATGGGTTCTGTATTTAATGATGGAACTGCTGCTATAACACCTCCTAGTAATAGAGTATTTATTGCTATTACTTTCTTAGCTGATACTACATTTGATTCAAGCGGTGGTTTAAAAGCTGATACAAGCAATGATGCAATAGAATTTGTAGGAACAGAAGCTGCTGCACATAATTTATCTGTAGGGTCAGAAACAGCAATATCTGGTGGTGGTGGACAGCAAATAGATGTTTCTAATACTTTTCCAAAAGGTATGACAATCTATGGCAGGTGGACCGAAATAGACCCAGCTTCTGGAACATTAATTGCATACATAGGAGACTAATGTTAGGCTTAGGAACTGACATAACAAGTTCTTCATATGTGTCTATGGATTTAAAAGACGCAACTACTGATTTAGAGTTATGGCTTAAAAATGATACTGGCGTAACAGCCGCTAAATGGGATGACTCATCTGGCAATGGTAATCATGCAACACAAGGCACTGAAAGCAATCAAGCTACAGTATCTGGTGGCGGTTTGCATTTTGATGGGTCAAACGACCATTACGATTTAGGTAGCAGAATAACAATAGCTGAAAATGGAGGTTTTTGTTTAGCTGTAGTTGTAGAGTTAGATGCATCAACTAACAATGGTTTATTAGGCGATGGAAATAATGAACAATTTAAATTTGTAAGTGGCACAGAGTTTTTTTTCAAATCAAATGATGATGAAACAACATCAACAACTTTTGTTTTTGCAAGTGGAACATTTGCTACTAGTCAAAAAGCTTTATTTCTTTTAAATAGAAGTGCTGGCGCTAGCAATAGATTTACATTTACAAAAAATGGAAGCACATTAACTGCAAACACAGACA